TTATTTCGATACCTCGCACATCAGCACGCCTTTCCCCGTCACATCGGCTTTCGAGACCGTGATGGATTTTCCCGTGTAGGTCTTCACGACGGAAGTCCCGGCAGAGTTCCACAGTTTCCATGTATAGGTATAAGCTGTCCCGCCCGTGTCGATTTCCTCACCGCCCCTGTATAACACGGCTTTGGCATCCACGTCATTGCCGTTGTTCTTGATGGTGAACCCCTTCTGGCTGACCAGATCAACCGTGATGGGGTCGGACATATCCGTGAAGGAGATGATGTCGCAGACGACCTTGTTCGCCGAGGCGTTGCCCGCCGAGGTGTCCGTATCCTTGATGGCGCACTTGAAGGTCTCGAAGTTGAGAACGGCATCTGCCGTAATCGTGATTTCGTTTGTCGTCCAGCCTGCCGTCACGCCCCGAGGATTGGTCGAGGTAAGGCATGCCCAGCCGGCACCCAGCATGGAGTTGTAGTAGGGACACGAAACGGCGGCTCCCGATGCGGCTGCGGCACTCAGTGCGGAGGTCAGCGTCACGACCTTCGTGGAGGCGTTGACTGCCGAAATGGTGTACTGTGCCGATCCTATGGTTATCCTGCCTCCCGCCTCCATGTTCATTACCGAAGCGACCGTTATGGTCGTGGCTCCGGCTGCCGCGGCAGCTGTCAGTGTCGTGCCCGCGAATACCGCCGAATCCTTGATGCCCCACGCGTAGGTGACGTTCGTCGTGTCGATAGAGGCTCCGCGCCACAGGTCGCAATGCGCCCTGAGCGTCGCCACCTCGTCGTTCTTGAATACGATGCCGTCGGGTGCATACGCCACGGCGGCGATCATCGCTCCGGCGTTCAGGTGCTGCGTGAACTGAATCTCCGCCCGGAACGGAATCTCCAGCCCGTTGGCGTCGATGTAAACCGCCTCGAAAGTATAACGCACTTGCGGAGCGGAAACGGTCATGTGGTTGGCTTTGACGGTAAGGGCATACTTGGCCGATGCCGCGCCGATGGTGCAGCTGTCCTGTCCGGAGACGATCGCCGTACCGTTCTTGTACCACTTGGCCGAGCCGCTCTTCACGCCTGCCGTAAGCGTCGCGGCATTGCCTACCGAGGTGATCTGGTCGGTCGCCGCCTGACCGCTGACGAAGAGCGAAGGGGTAAGTACCAGATAGGGAGAAGCCGCCCACGAAGGGGCATAGGCATTGTTGTCTCTGTTGTACACCTGTGTCAGGGGCTGCGAGGAGCCGATGAATGCCTGCAACGATACCGCGTCGTTCTGGTCGATGATGGTGACCTGCCCGCGGGCTACTTTTACTGCCATAATAGATTATCGGTTATTTGTTATTTCCACTTCGCAATCGAAAACGGCCTTGCGCCACACGTCCTCCCCTGTGATCTCTATTTCTCGCCCTTCATGCGGGAAGGAGTTCCAGCGGGCATCGCCCGCGCTGTCTGCGCTGGTGCGGTACCAGCGGAAAGCGCTGTCGGGCAGCTGCCCGGTAATCTCCTTGCCGCCCTTGTAAACCCGGGCGCTCAGGAGGGTCGAGACGATGCCGCTGCGGAAGGTTGTGCCGTTCTTCGATTCCACATATACAGTATAGGCGCTCTCCCCATCGGATAGTTTGAAGAGAGTGTGCGTCGCCGCATATTCTTCTCCGCCGGACGTTGCCGTATAGCGCAGGGTCAGCACCCCGCGCCCCTCCCAGCCGTGAAAATCGGGCGTGAGGCGAAACAGCGGGCCGTTGCACCCGGCATCCTTCCACATCCCGTCCGCAGCCTGATATTCCCAACGTCGTGCCGTCGGTTCGAAGTTATACTCCGTGGCGATGATGTCGATGGCGGCGGGTTCAGCCATGGCGGTCAGTTCATCGGCAAAATGGAATGCCGTGCCGCCTGTGAGCGAGACGGAACGGGGCTTCAGCTCTTTCTGCACCTCTTCATCGAGGTCTTCCCAGCGGATCGTCACATCGCGCAGCTCGATGGTGTCCTGCGACCATCTGAAACGCCCGCCGGCAAAATGTCCCGTACCGTCGGGATTGATGACAAAGGAGCCGTCGCGGGAGCTGATCGAGCCGTCCTCGTTCAGGCGGAGCAGCGGATGCTGGATCGTGCCGCCGATGCCGCCCTTCGAGAACCATGCCCCGTAATCCTCCGTATAGGACAATACTTCGTCGGTCGCCTGATAGGGAGTTGCCGTCCTCCCGGCTTCCAGCTGCGGTGCCGTAAGCAGCAGAGAGACCGAAGAGGCAATCCCCAGCGTCATCTCCGGCGCATCGGAATCCCGCACGGGGAAGGCGGTCTTATAGCGGTGCCATTCCCCGCCCTCCGGAACGGGAATCTCCCCGATAAGGTGCTCGTCCTGATACAATCGGGCGGTTCCCGCCTCTTCGGACTTTATCCAGAGGGAGAAACAGTAATGGCTGCCGATACGTGCTTCGCGCCAGTCGGCACGCTGCACGACAAGACGGCTGTCGGACGTGACCTGCACGCACCTCCCGATTCCGACAGGAGTGGCGGCTTCGACCGCTACCGACCCGCTGAAAGCGCAGGAGAGGCTGTCGGGGATGACATTCTTGTGGATTCTGCCGACATAGAAGGTCGAGGAGAAGCCGTTCTCGTCTCCGGCAGTCAGCGTGCCGGCGATATTGACGTTACGCGTGGCATAGAGGTTCTGGAAGTAAGCCCCGTACCCGTCCAGCACGCCAAACACGGGGTCCGTGATGCCCGAGACCTTGCCGACGCGGGCTTTCGTCACCTCCGCACAGGCGGTGAGGGACGAGAGACGGATGATGTTCAGGTCGGCCACCTCGCACCAGTCGCCCTCCGCCGTCAGCAGCCCGGAGAGGTCCAGCCGGAAGCTGCGGACATATTGTTTCGGATACTCTACGGTCAGCACCCACAGCTTGTACTCCCACACATCCGATACGGCGACCGTATCCTCGGCGTCATATTTCTCCCCGTTCGTGTAGCCGAAAGAAAGGGGAACGCCCGGATGTTCTCCCGAAGCCCGAATCTTGAACGAGACGAGCAGCCGTTCGGGGTGTCCGACACTCTCTTCGAGCGTCTGTTTCAAGCCGAAAGGTGTACTGTCGAAGGGTTGTACTGTACGCGTCAGCCGTACGATACGCGAAGCCCCGTTATCCGCCGCCTTATACTCCGCCGCAAGGCAATCTCCGGATACGGTGTACTTACTCTTGTCGGGAACGTCCATGATGCCTCCCGCCATTTCGGGATAGCAGAGCGAGCGTTCCCTTGCCATGCCGTCGATAACGTCCATATAGGGAGCTTCACCGTCCGAAGCGGTCAGGTACAACGCCCCGCTGCGGGAGCTGTCGAACAGGCTGGTGACACGCACGAAATCCAGCAGTTCGCCGTTCTGCGGCTCGTCGCCGTCCAGCAGTGCCCCTATAAAATAGGGCGCCTCCTTGTCGCCGACCGTCTCCACGCCCGCTTCCAGTACGACCATAAGGGAATAGACGGCGCGGTCGCGCCCGGTATACTGCCTGCGGACGATATCCCCGGTCTGCAAGCCCTGTGTCTTGTTCGAATCGGGGTCGATGCGGATCTTATATGTCGAATAGCGGAATACGGACATCTCTTACAACTTTTCTACGGTGTCGCCCGAACAGCTGTCGCTCACCCATAGCGAGCCGTTGGCGGCGGAGATTTTCTTCACCTCGAACTCGTAGGCGCGGAACCGACGGCGGGCCACCACCTCGTCGAAGGTGGCGGTAACATTTCCTGTCGTGCGGTTCTGCCAGATGGCCCAGCCGTTGCCGGCAAAGCCCGAGGAGAAAAACTCCGAGGAGAGCGAGCCCGTAAAAAGGCTGTCTCCGTAGTGTTTGATCCCTCCAACGACGGCTTGCAGGCGCAGCTCCTCGGTAAAGTATAGCACGCTGTTCGCCAAACGGGTTGCGGAGCCGTCGATGCCGACATGTCCGGCGGCCTCCAACGGCACGCCGACCGTCACGAAATCCGCATCGGTGGTGAGGACGAACGATTCGGACTTACGGTTCTGCGGGGCGTAACGGCTTGTCGAGGGATAATGCCCGATAGCGGTCGCATGCGGGGCAAGTGTCTGTACGCCCTCTTCGACGTACTCCACGTCCGAGGTCAAGGATAAGGTCTCCCGGTCCCCCGTAATGAGGAATCCGTCGGCACCTCCCATGCGCAGCCGTTTGTGGAGGATGATTCCTTCGTCCGCAGCATCCGTCCGGTAGGTCGAGAGCAGGTCGGCACCGTAGTCGTGCCGCACGGTCAGTGAACCGGGGAAACAGGCGTGTCCGTACGGTGAGACGAGCAGGCAGTCCCCGTCGATATCCGAGAGACCCGAAAATAGCCGGATTCTGGGAGTGTCGTCGCTGCCTAAGAGCAAATCGCCGCCGATGCTGCCCAGTCGTATCCGGTTCTCTGTCTCGCGCACGAGTACGTCCTTGCCGTCAATGCGTATGCCGAATCCCTCACCGAAAGAGAGGTTCCCGCTCAAGGCGGCATCCTCGCCGGAAAAGGTCAGCAGCGTTCTTCCGCCGTCACCTAACCGTACACCGTGCAACGCGGACAACGCCCCGCCGAGCAGGACCTCCCCGGCTACGGCGAGGTCGCCCTGCACCGAACCATCGTGCATCGTCCAGTCCACCGTGGCAAGGTTCGCATTGCCCCGATGATACACGTCCTGCCCTGCGACCTGCAACAGCGTGGAAGAGATGAAGACCCCGCTTTCCCGCTCCCCGAACAGCCACTCGCCGGAACAGGAGACCGTTCCGGCAGTCATATCGAGATGCGAAGCGTCGAGCGTGGCGGTGGCACGCTCCGCATCGTATTTCAACACCTGCCGCTCTCCGAGATAGAGGCTGTCGCCGCCGAGCCGCAGGTTGCCGGTAATGCGGATGCCATGCTCTACGGCAGAGACGACACCTTCCGAATCCGTTTCTTCTGTCGAGTAGGTTTCCAGAATACGGGTGTTTCCGACACCCGCCTCGAAACCGTAGGCGGCACGCAGCATGCCCGTCATATCCCCGCCGGACTTCTTGAGGTAGTCCAGCAGCAAACCGCCCTCGCCGCTGCCGCCTTCACCCGTTACGGCTCCGGCGATGGCCGAGGCGAAGCCGTAGGCGGTATTCTTCAGGCGCACGCTCGTCTCGTCGCCCTCCTCGATGCCGTAAGGATTTTCCGCGCTCTTGCGTTCCTGGACATTGAAGAAGTTGTGATACAACTGCGAATAGATCGAGTAGCAAAGACTCGATCGGTCCAGTTGTCCGATATCGGGATGGAGTTGTACGCTCATTTCGTATAGCTGGTTTTGGAGAGGAATTTCTGGATACGGGAGGTCAGCGACGTGAAGTTGGGAATATTGATGGGCGACATCGTCCCCATCAGCGTCGGCGTCATGATCTTGCTGCACTCGGTCAGGAAGTCGAGCATCAGTTGCGCCAGTTCATTTCCCAGCACAAGCGGCTCGGTGGCGTTTTCGTCGCCGAGTGTCACCTTGCCGTCGGAAACGGCAACGGTCGTGGAGTTCACTTTCTGCACCACCTTGTCCGCCGTCTGCCTGACTTCCGACTTGTCCACGGTATGGGTGATGTTCTCCGCCCCGATGACCGTCGTCGCCTCCTTGTCCTTGTCATTCCTGACGGTGGTGGTAACGGCGGTCGCCGTATACCGGGTGGAGGTCGCATTGCCCGTAGGTTCCAGTTCGTCATAATCCGGAGAGGTGTCGGATTCCGCATCCAGCTCTTCGGTCTCGGTAACACCGATGGTGGTCTCCGTATGGGCATTGAGCCGGATGATGTCCACATGGGAGAAGTTCACCACATAAGCGTAGCGGGTAGCAGAGTCCATGAAGATGGTCACGTCGGAAAACAACGTGGGAACGAGCAGGAAGCCTCCTTCGTCGTTTACCGCTGCCGCGAGCAATACGCCCTTGTGGATGACAGGCTCCGCCGAGGCGGTCTCGTCGGGGTATTCCCCCACATCGACGGTGCCGCCGTACTCCGCAAACTCCCCGTCCGAGGGGTCGTTATGGATCTTGGCGACATAGCCGTGAACCATACGCGCCGTACCAACGCCCGACATGCCGCCCGGAGCCATCCCGATGCGCTCCATGCTGCGGCCGAGGGCGATCTTACGGATAGCCTCGCGGATAAGCAGCTGGTTGGATTTATCTGATGACATATGATTGTTTTGCAAAAGAATAGGCCCGCACGTCGGTTTATGGTCTAACCCCCGGTCAGAACTCCTGTGATGAAGTGAAACACGCAGCCGCGTTTCATGTTAATTATATGTTATTTGTAAACCCTTGCATGAGTTTTTGCTCGAAATACGCTACCTTTGAAGATACCGGCAGAATAAAAAAGAAATATTATATGAGAAGCCTGTTTATTATGGCGGCTGTTGCAGCAATGACGCTTGCCGCCTGCAAAGGACGGGGGACAAAACCCGCAGACGGTTCCGCGGCAGATACGGCCGCAGTTATCCCGGAGATTTCAATCACCGGACAATGGTATATAAGGAATGTCGTGCTGAACGACTCCCTGTATGCCCGCCCGTCGGAGATAGCCCCCGATGTGCGGCAGTATATCACGTTCAATGAAGACAGCACCGTCGGTATCAAGACAAACTGCAATGAAATGGGCGGACGTTACACGATAAAGGGCGATTCGCTCACGATAAGCGGTCTTTGCTGGACGTTGATGGCTTGCGACAACATGGATGTGGAGAGGCTGTTGCGAAAAATCCTTCCGGAAATTCGTACCTGCGAGATCGGGAATGACTCCATCCTGCGGCTCAATGCCGCCGCTTCCGGAGAATACGTTCTGCTGCGCAAGGCCACAGAGAAAAAATAAAAGCGTCGAAAGGGATAGACGCAATCGGCTTCTTAAAAAAACTGAAATTCCCTGATTCTCCATTTGTCCGGACAATTTTTCGTATTTTTGTAGCCGTTTATGAATCTGCAAATGAAAACGATGACTGATAATAATGATGTAAACCCCGACAATGAAGCGCATGGCTGTAATTGTCAGGAGGGAAGGTGCCGCTGCCGGGAGGAAGACGGGGAGTGCGAATGCCATTGTCACGGACAGGAGACCCCTTACCCGGAATTGCCCTGTGTGGAAGCAGACCCCGACGATTTCAATGACTGGGACTAATCCTTGGAGGACTTTATTTTGTACGGGATGCTCAATTTCTGCCTGTATCCCCCGACGCCGAATGTGGTCGTCACCTCTTCCACGAGATAGACGCCGTTCTTCGAGGGGTTGCGGTTGTCCATGAGTTCCACCTGCACGGCCGGCGTCAGCCCGAAATCCCCGAAGACGGTCACGCTGCCCGTGATGCCGTTCAGATTGTAGTTGCGGAAATACTCTGTCGTCTCCTCCACGAGCTGGTCGGAGGTGATGCCTATATGCGGCGACATGTACGGCACGATGGTATAGGTCGAAAGATCCACTTTGGTCTTCGTCGCGGCGCCTGTCGCCGTCGTATTGCCCGTCACTTTGTGCGTCTTCCTGGAGATCTGCGTGGCGTTCACCGTCTGGTACTGCCTGCTGCCGGCAACCGTCGGGTCGTATTCGGGATTGAGGCGTATGGTGACCTCGAAGAACTTCTCGTCGGTTCCGAGGGCTTTGCCCGTTACGGCAAGGAATTTCGGGTCGGTCTTCACGACTTTCAGGTCGCTCTGCGCCACATGCTCGTTGAAACGGATTTTGAACGGCCCCGTCGATTCGTCCTCGGGAAAGAGCGGCTGCGCCTTGCTCGATGAATAAGGGCGGCCGACGGCAATCGACGGCATCGCACCCTCGTCCTCGGCATCGTATTTCAGGAAGCAGTAGACCTTGTATTTCGACCATTCGGAGAGGATGTCCGCCACGGTGAAATTGTCCGTAACCTTGACCTTGCCGATATGTATCTCGCATTTTTTCGTGTCGGAGTGTATCTTGAATCCCGTATCCTTCAATATGTCGTATTTCCCTTCCAGCACCTCGTTCACGGTAGTCCCCTTTGCCGGCGTCTCGAAATGCGGAGCCGTTTTAAGTTTAAGTTTGTAGGCCATGTTCTCGCACTGTATTTCCAGCATGCTGTCGGAGTTGTAGCCGGTGATATAGCCGTCGAACATGTTTTTCATCACGCCGTTGTATCCGAGCTTGATGTTGATACGCTGTCCGACCTTGAAGGTCGTCTCATCGACCAGCCGCTGCGTGGTACGTTTCTCGATGATAACGCCGTCCTGCATGATTTCAGTCGTCAGGCGCGAGGCGTCCTTGCCTTCGAGCGTCACAGTCCCGATGATGGTGGACCGGCACACCGTCCCTTTGGGAAAGGTAACCTTTGCCGTGCCGATAAGTTTCTTGTAGCTCTCGTTGATTTCAAGGGTGTGCACCTCCGTGATCTCCACGCCGTCCGTTATCTTCATCGGATTCGCCGGATCAGCGTCTCCTATGGTAATCCGGCAACATAATACATCCATCATAGCCACGTGAATTTTAAGAGTGAGGCGGGGTCGATGACCTCTGTTCCGAACTTCACCCACTTGATCCATTTGTTCGTGTGCTTGATAGCCGTGTCGACCACCTCCTGGCCGGCGGATATCAGCTCCACAGCCTCCGAGGGCTCCACCGCCACGCACGTGAGCGTATAGGGCTGCACATTGCGGCAGTCCGTAGGCTGAAATGTATAACTCTGGATAATGAGTTGTGTGATGTTGAACTGGCGCAGCACGGTATTGTCGCAATCCACGACACCCTTGTACTGCACGAGCTTGATGAACTTCGACACCTCGGCTTCGGGGTACACATCGGGATATTTGGAGGTGATTTTACCGTTAATGGTTATTTCCAAGTCTCCGCCGGAGATGTACTCCTTACGGGTATAGTCCCGCCCCTGCACCTGCGTCAAAAGGATGTTGTTGCGGCTCGACACCTGTATCTGTGGCCCCAGATCGACGAATGTCACGAGACCGTACTTGCTGTTGGGCTCCACCTTGCACTCCTTGTTGTCGTAGTATTGCCCCTCCTTGGAGATGGAGAGTTCCAGATAGTCGGCGACGGTCCTTCCGACGATGGTATCCGTATAGTTCTTCTTCTGGGCGACAGCCTTCTGCTCGCTGATGAGTTGGTAGTATTGCCCCGTCTTGTTGGCGAGGCTGGACTGCGACTGCGTTTCCAGATATTTGTCCCTCACGCGCTGCTCCCAGTATTTCAGGTAGCGGGGATAGGAGCGCAGCAGACCGTATGCCGTCTGCGAGGCGACCTGTATGACAGCCCGTTTCAGCAGGTCGTGGTGCTTGGAGAAATAATGCACCTGCCCGTCTTCAAGCTCGGCAAGTCCCATGCCCAACGCCAAGCGTGTAGCATTGCTGATATAGCCTCCCAGCGTACCGTTATTGAGGATACCTCCGCTCAGCAGGGTCGAAGCCGCTATTTTAAGTAATCGTGACATAAGCGTTTAAGCGTTCCACGAGGCATCGAAGTCATGCACGACATCGATAAGCGCCTCGGCGAGTTGTTGTTTCAGGTTCTGTATCTCCTCCCGTTGTCCCGCCTCTGTTTTCAGCAGGTCAATGGTCTTCACGCTCAGCAGGCTGTCGATATTGACGATGACCTGCTTGGGTGCCGCCGACGAGAGCCGCCCCGTTCCGGAGTAGTTGCCGCCGGCTCCGCCGTCATCCGGCAGATGACTGTTGGTGATGGGATTCGTGGCAAAGGGGCGTGTGTCGTTCGAGTCCGGTTCGTTGCTGTACTGGTCCGGAGTGAATCCCGCTACGCGGAGAATGTTCTCCGCAGCCTCTGCCGAACCTCCGAATGTCTGCCGCAGCGAGGAGAAGAATTTGACGAGGGAGTTGTGGGCCAGCTTGCGGTCCGCAATGTTGTCCACACGCTGCGCGTCGGTGGCGTCCTTGCCCAATACACGCTGCACCCAGTGCCCGTCCTTGTCCTGCGAGAATCCCCATCCCGCAAGCTGCTCGAAATCGAAGCCGCCGCGGCGCATCAGCTCCTGAGCCTTGGCGGGACTGGAGATGGCATCCCGATAAAGTGTCGCCGCACGGATAATCTCCGGGACGGTCTTCTCGTTCATGTAACGGGCGTAGTCGTACGTCTGTGCCGCGACCGCTTCGGGTTTGTCTCCCAAATCCGTAGTGTAGATGATCTTCCCGTCCGCTACGCGCCACAGACTTTTGTCCAGTTCCTTGTCCTGTTGTCCGTAGCGTTCCTTTACCGTTTTCAGGAAAGCGTCCAGTTCCAGCACGGTACCCAACTTTCCGAACTCGGCATAGGCAGCGTTGATGCGGGTCTGGCTGTCCCGTTTGGCCAAGGTGATGAGCGCATTTCGGATATCTGCCTGACGCGCATCGTCATAGGAATACCCAGGGCTGTGGTAGACCCCTGAGTGGGAACTGGACATGGCCGCACCTCCTTCGGCAAGAAATGCCGTCCACCAATTGCCGGTGAATGCTCCGATCTTCTGACCCGACGCCTCCTCGATGCTTTTCCCCGCGACGACCTCTTCCACAGCCCGTTTGGTTTTCATGGCCATATTGTAGGTCTCGCTCAGAGAGGAATACAAAGCCTCGATGGAGGGATAGCGGTATTTGCGATTCTGCTCGATCTCCTCCAGCACGGCATCCTTCGCCTCCTTAACCTTCCAAGTCTTATAAGCTACCCATCCCAAGACACCGACCAAAGCCGCGATGCCGGCTGTCGCCGCAACGGCTCCCGTACCTATGGCACTGAGCGAGGCGGCGGCACCGGTCAGGCCGCTACCGGTCGCCACCTGCGTAGCGAAGAGCGATTGCAGGACATTCTTCGCACCAATAGTCCCGCCGCCGGCCAGCAGGGCCTGCATCATCGCCCCGCGGCCTGTGACTCCCGCAGCCTGCATCGTCGAGACGATGGCCCGTTTCTGCGCGAAGGAGAGCTTGCCCGTGCCGCCCAATCCGATGAGCCCCTGCACGGCTTCTATCGTTCCTGCTGCGGCCGACTGCTTGCCGATGAACCCGACGGCGATGCCGATGTTGGTCAGGGCTCCGGCAACCTTGAACAATTTGGCCGCCACCACTCCGGTAAAGAGCATCGGCTCTATCCAGTGGAAGTTGCGCGTGACCCACGCGCCGATACTGCCGATGACCGTGAAGACATCGAGCAGGGCATTCCCGATCGCTACCAGTCCCCGCGTGAACTCCGGGGCCTTGAACCTTTCCAGCAGCGAGCGCAGGACACTGCGGATCGTTGGTTCGAGTATTTGGTACGCCTGCATGAAACTCTCCGTAAGCTGGGAGGTTACCTGCGCCCACAAACCCTTGGTCGTGTTCTGCTTGACGAGTGCCAGCTCCGAGGAGATACCCTGCGAACCCCGGTTGTGGGTCGTCAGGGGGCGCAGCTGGTCGTAGTTGCGCACGAGCATCATGGCCGCATTGCCGCCGATCTTGCCGAAGATGGCCTGCATATCTGCCATAGATGCCCCTTTGCGGTTTAGCTCCTCGAAGATGTCGGCGATGGGCCGCAGCTTCTCGACCATGACGCCTTCTATGTTGCGCTGCTCGGTGAACTTCACACCCAGACGGTCGAGGACTTTCTGGGACTCCTTGGTCGGCTTGGCGAAGCGTGTGGCCATGGCACGCAGCGACGTGCCGGCCAGCGTGCCTTTCAAACCCATGTTGCCCAGCAGGCCGATGGCAGCGGTCGCCTCCGTGAAGTCGACACCCGCCATACGCAGGTAGCCGGCAGCCATCTTGTAGGATTCGGCAACCTCGACGATATTGACGTTCGAGCGCGAGATGGTGGAGGCGATGATGTCCGCCACGCTGTCCATGCTCTCGTTGTTGATGTCGTAGCCGGCCATGATGTTGGTCGCCAGATCGGCGATGTACGACACGTCATTGTCGCCTATGAGCGCCAGGTTCGTAATCGGTCGTATGGACTTGTGGATGGTCTCGATATTCATGCCCGCCATCGAGAGGTACTTCACTGCTCCGGCAATCTCAACTGCCGTGAACTTCGTGTCGATGCCGATCTTGCGGACATGACGCGCCATCTCATCGAAGCGTGTCTCGAACGTTTTCAGATCGGCATCCGCCACCCGTAGGATGGAGTGTGCCGACTCCATGATATTGGAGTAGTCGATGGCTTTCGTCAGCTCCGAACGCACGAGGCTGTAGCCCATATAGGCGTTGAGCATCGAGGCGAAAGGAAGATTCCTGAGAGACGGGACTTTCGAATACTGGATGCGGTTGATGGCCGCACGGCGTTTGCTGCGGTAAAGCGTCCCGGCAGCGGTATGTTCACGCTGCATCAGTCGCACGGACTGCATGGCCGTGCGCCGTTCACGCTGCCGGGCGGCTCGCTCGGCTCGCTGCTGCTCGGCAATCTCCGCTTTGTAGCGTCTCTCTTCGGCCCGTTGTGCCGCCGCAGCCTCTTTGCGTCGGGCAGCTTCCGCCTGCCGTCGCAGGCGCTCCGCCTCGCGGGCGGCATTGCGGCGTCCCCGTTCCTCTTCCTGCTCCGCCATGCGAAGGCTGTTCCGCCGTTGCTGCACCGCATAGCGTTCCTCCTCCTGCGCCATGCGCTGCCGGTGCATCTGCTGGTCGGTATAGAGCCGCTCCATCAACTTCTGCCGGGACTTCTCGGGCATGACGAACGGCTGAGGGGCAAACGGAACGGGGACATCCGGCATGTATGAGAACGACGCACCGGTCGTCCCGCCGGAAATGCCCGCAGGAAGACCACCGCGTATGTTCAGACTGAAAGACGATGCGCTTTTGAGCTGCCCGAGCAGGGAGAGGACTTTTTGCAGACGACGTTCGGCCACATCGGTCTTGATATTGAGTTCCCGCCCTTGCGAGACGGACGTCAATGCCGAATTGATTTTACCGATGGCCTTGGTGATGCGTTTCTGTGCATCGGTCATCGTCGTGACGGACGAGGCGGCATTCCGTTCGACCTCCGCCTTGCGCATCTCGGCAGCCTTCTTTTCATAAAGGCTTTTGGCATTGGCCTTGATCCGCTTCGTGTCGAGAGCCGGTCCGGCATTGATGGTAAGGCTGATGCCCTTGGAAAGAGTGGAAATCTCGGCAAGGAGGTTCTTGACACGTTCCAGCTTGGCTTCGCTGTTCTTCGTGTCGATGGTCAGGCGATAGTCGAAGCTGCGTTTCTTGCCGTTCTTGGTACGGAACACACGGTCGATCTCGTCCATCATGTTCTTGATGTTCGTCACAGCCGGCGTGAGCGAGGCTTTCGCCTGCACAAGCTTGCCCACAGCATCCCCGAAGGCGATAACCTGCTTGGTGCCTTGCGAGGCATCGACATTGATGGTATAATTGACCTGATAGTTCTGTTCCTGAGCCATGGTATCTGCTGTTCGCTATAAAAGATTAGTGTTGCAAGGAGGGCGGAGATTAAAAAACAGCCGCCGTAAGTCGCAGGGGCTTACGGCGGTTATCGGGAAGTCTTTTCCGGCAGGGAGACCGGTATCGGCATACGGCTGACGAGCATCTGTTCGTGCAGCCACAACGCTTCCTCGGACAACATGGCGAACTCCTCGTCCGTGACAGTATCCAGGTTCACGCCGGGAAAGTAATGGCGCACGTAAATCATCCGCTGGCGGATGCGTTGCTCATCCGTAACGCGCCACCGGTCTATAAGTTTACCAGTACGCTCTGCCGGGTAGTGATGAGTTCCGAAAGCTGTCCCATCAACCCGAAGAGGAACAGCGACTCGTTATCCACGAGTTCCTTGTCCCCGTCCACGAAACAGTCGCGGGCAAGCGTACGCATGGCTGTCACCTCGTCTTTCTTCGACGCAGCCATGAATTTCGAGAACTGCGGGAAAGTAGGTTCCGCCATATAGGCCACATAAACCTCCTTCTCGCCGCAGTCCGTCTCCCCGAAGACTGCCATCGGGTAGATTTTGCGAAGCTTCTTCTCCTCTTTCAGTTTGAGGGCTTTCTCCTTGATCTTGGTTTCCTGTTCCAGTGTGAGCATCTTTTCGTCCATATCGATACGTGTTAAAAGTTCTCTTAAAGTGTAGGCAGGAAATATCGAGAAGGGTTAAGGTATCCGCCGGATTTTTGCACGTCATCGCAAAAATACAAGATGAAACACCGCAAAAACGACTGACAAAATGCCGCAAAAATACCTGGTTGATAATATCGTCTGTTCGGGCGATATATCCAGTATATAATGAAATTTCCATAATGGGAAGGCAGATAGCAGATTATGAGTTAATACATATACAGTCCTTATCACTATTTGCAAAAATAATCACGACAAATATTTGTTATATTGTGTTTTATCACTATATTTGCACAGTTTTCATGATGTATGAAAATTGAGCAGACATGGGAAAGGAAATAAATGTCATACTGGCTGACGAGAGATTGGAACTCCGTAAGATGGAGCGGTCTGAGTTAAAGGGTGTCTATACGGATGCCGTACTCAGTTTTAATTTCTATGCGACAAGTTATAAAGGATGCGAGTTTTTGCTCCTTGCACCGAAGAAGAAGGACAGATACACTCCGATGCAGTATTCCAATATCTCAAAAAGAATCGGCGGCACGCTTGGAAAGCCAGTCGCATTCCTGTTTGATGATCTGGTGTACTATGAACGTAACAGGATGCTTAGTCGTGGTGTCTATTTTATCGTATCTGACAAGTACGCCTTTCTTCCATTCCTTGTTATCAATGCACGCTCGGCAGAGGTGTCCGAGAGGTCATCATTGACCCCTGTGGCACAGTACATACTGTTCTATCATCTGCAGAGTATGTCGTTGGATGGCAAGACTTACAAGGATATCGAGAGATTCGTTCCGTATAAGTATATCACTATCTCACGCGCAATGAAGGTATTGGAGCAGTTCTCCCTGTGTGAGTTGAAAAGAGAATCCGGAGGTTCAATCACCGTTCATTTCCTGTCAGATGGCAAAGCGTTATGGGAGAAGGCCCGACCTTGCCTGATTAACCCTGTCAAGGAGATCTGGTACTGTGATGACATCCGCTCCGATGATGAATTGTGTGTATGCAGTTATAATGCTTTGGCACACTACACTAGTCTCAATCCCGACCATACGCTTATGTTCGCATTCGAGAAAGAGCCGTTCAAGAAGATGAAAAGCGACAATGTCTTCTACGGTCTTAACAAGATAGACGGAGCAGCTAAAATCGAGGTCTGGGAATATCCTCCAATAGGTTCCAAGAAGGTTGTGGACAAGTTATCGCTATATATGACATTGAAGGATGACGGCGATGCAAGAGTGGAAAATGAGGTTGAAATAATGATTGGCGAAATATGGTAACAGGACTTGACAAATTCAGAGAGGCATTCCTTAAATATGCCGACAACTATGTGATTATTGGAGGTACAGCCTGCGACATCGTGTTGCGGGATACAGACATGAAGCCTCGCGCCACAAGTGATATCGACATGATTGTCATAGTGGAGAATATGACACCGGAGTTTGCAGCGGCTTTCTGGAAATTTATTCGTGACGGCAAGTACAAGCCCACCAAGCGGGACAGGGAGACGGATGGTCAGACAGTCTACACACTTTATCGTTTTGAAGAAGCCCAAGCGGGATATCCTGTAAAGATAGAGCTGCTGTCACGCCACTCGGACATTCTCGGTGAACCGTCAGGGTTTGTGATTGAGCCGATCCCTGTTGACGAGGAGGTATCAAGTCTCTCTGCCATCATTATGGATGACGACTACTATAACTTCACCATCAAGAACAGTTTTGTGGACAATGGTCTTAAAGTGGCATCACCGCTTGCGCTTATTGTTCTTAAGATTAAAGCATACTTGAATCTGCTGGCGGAGAAAGAACAAGGACATCACGTGAACACGAAACATATCAAGAAACATCGCTCTGATGTGCTCAAATTGGTTGCCACAACGCCGTTGGGTGATCCGACTCCCGTAACCTCAGCTATTTTACAGAGTGTAACCGATTTCGTGACAAAGATAAGAGAGATGCTGCCAAATCAGGGGCTTGAAGCGGCTTTGGGACGCCCGTCGGAGGATATAGCAAGTTACATTGACATTCTTGAAGAGATGTTTATCGGCGAAGTAAAATGAAGATACAATACGCATCGGATCTGCACCTCGAGTTCGCGGAGAACAGCAGCTATCTGAAACAGAATCCATTGGAAGTGGCCGGCGATATACTTGTATTGGCCGGCGACATCGGCTATATCGGCGATGACAACTACTCCAAGCATCCGTTTTGGGACTGGGCGTCTAAGAACTACAGGCAGGTAGTAGTTATTCCCGGCAATCACGAGTTCTACAAGTTGTTCGACCTGGATAAACTCTACAACGGCTGGTCGTTGAATATTCGTGAGAATGTGACCTGCCATTATAATGCGGCTATTCCGTTGGGCGATGACATCGAGCTTATTGCCACAACCCTTTGGGCGCATATCCCATTGCAGGATGCTTTCAGAACGGAAGCCGTTATAAGTGACTTCCGCAGGATACGATATGGTGTAGAGCCGTTAGACTTTAACAGGTTCAATGATGAGCATTACCGTTGTTTCAAGTTTCTGAGAGAGTCCGTAAGCAGCAGCAAGGCGAAACACATTATTGTGGCAACTCACCATGTGCCATCATTCGAGTTGATGTCTCCCGAGTTCAAGGGCAGTGACTTGAATGGCGCTTTTACAGTTGAGTTGGGAGATTATATTGCTGCAAGTCCCATCGAATACTGGATATATGGACATTCACACAGAAACATCGATAAGGTCATCGGGAATACACAATGCATCAGCAACCAGTTGGGCTATGTTTTCAGTAATGAGCACAGTTCATTTGACAGAACAAAGCACATCGAGATTGTATAATAGATAGAATATGCTGGCATATCCCTTGACAATAAACGACACAACCTGGATACCATCATAGTTTCACCAACTTACCCTCTATACCGCAGCGTTCAAGCACTGCGGTATTTTCTTTGTCGAACGCAATCAGACAGGAAGGAGCCCCCGCCGTGCCACCCTGTTCACCCGTCGCATGATAGAAACTCAGTCTTCCTTTGATGAAAAGCATCGAATCGGCATTGGGAAATATCAGTTCGTGGAATAGTCGAGTATCCGTACGGGCAAAGGTCAGTGCGATAGCATTTCTATGCTCTGCGGAGCGCTTGATGAACTGCACGATGAGTGTCGTATCATACGGCGGGTTACAGAACACACGCCCGAACCACGGTTGCCGGAGTCCATCATTCTCTATGGTATAATGATGCGCCGCCGTATCCCACGGACGTTTCACGGGAGCGCAGGGGTCCAGATCGAACGACCCCAGCCGCCTCAGGATATGTGGCGGCGTGAGCCATTCGTTTTTTCCGGTTGAGGATTTTCCCTCAAAAGTTACGTCCATAAAACACCCTAAATAGTATCTCCCGAACCGATTTGTATATCGAACGGATTGAGGTCGAATTCGTGGGTGATATTCGTGTCATCTTGCTGACTTTCAAGGCAATCCTCCGTAAAAATACAGCCCTTGAGGGTCACTGTGGTGGTTGTCCAGTCGTCCGAAGCCATGGGGTTGGCGAAGGAGATGATCAGGTCGAATTCCCCGATTTCGAGCAGCGAGCCGTATACCGAGCGCAGCAGTTGCTGCGTGGCGTAGTCCATCGTAATCGATGCCGAGTAGGTGATGTTCCCGAACCCGCGACTGATGGGACGGCCGCCCATGCCGTAGTTGCTTTCCACCTTGCGTTTCTTCGACCACTTGATGGCCGACACGCCTTCGAGCGTGGTCGAACCCTCGTCGATGCCCAGTGCGGTCGAAGCAAGCGTTATCATCGACCACGAGTATGCCACATTATTGATTACTGCCATATTTCGGATTATTTAGCGGTTAGCGAAAGCCCCTCCTCGACGTAGATCTTCACGGCGACACCGACCGGCACGATGACGTAGGAGATGCGCAGCGTATCGTCCACCAGCACGTTCTGGTTGGCATCGATAGTCACGGCATATCCGGAAATCTCCTGCGCTGCTTGCATCTTGGCGAGAATATCGCCCACAAGCGTCTTGAAAGAGGTGATTTTCGACGGCGCGAGGAATCCCGTCGAGGGGTTGACCATCAGCGGCGAGTTCACGTACGGAAGCAGGGCTTCGCGCACGGCACGACGGCTCTTGTTTATCGTCCTATTGCGGGCAATGGTGCGGTAGTCTCCCGTCGAGCAGGTCTGATCCTTCGAGATGTAGATGCCGTTCTCGCGCCCGGCGTACTTGATGGGGAAAATGTAGCCCTTGTCGTCCAGCTCGTCGAGCAGTGACGGGGATAACGACTCATAACGGTTCAGGCTCAGAAAGTTCTCCTCTGCCTCGTCGAGATTGATATCTCCGAAGCCTAACTCTATCTCCTGAAAATGGTCCGTGAAGAGGTTGAACTGCTTCACCCACGCGATGGACTCGTGCACATTGGCTTTGGCAAGGGCTCCCATCACGGCTCCGAGGAATCCCACGGGTGTGTGGTTGCGGTTGCGCATCTGCATGAGCGAGACGGCCTCGTGGTGTGCCTGCCCGAAGATACAGCTGATACGGCTCGCCTCGCAGATGCACGAGGGAATGCGGTTCAGGTCGATCTGACGACCCTCGGTCGTGTCCGATCCCGTATTGGAGGGATTGGCCGAGAGGACGAGCGACAAGGGCTGGTTCTGTTCCGCCAGAGAAACGGCGACATCGTTCAGCCCTTTTACGAGATTCAGACCGTATTTTTCCGCTGCACCGCCCGCTTTCCACAGCGGCTGCTCGGTCCAGATACCGAGTTGCGAGATCATGCCTCCGGCGGCCCGCTGCATCACTTCGATCGCATTCCACGTGGCGGAACAGTCGGCAAACATCACGTAGAGTTTCCCCGTGCCGTTCACGTTACCCGACATGCGGAAGAACTCGCGGATATGGTAAGCCGGAATGCCGTGCAGGAAGTTCACGGTTGCCTCTTCCTCTTCGGTTGCCTCCACACGCTCGATGATGCCGAAATCGCTGACGGCGGACTTGAAGGAGGTGATGTAACACACATCGCCCAGCCTGAGTTTCGACTCGTTCGTCTTGCCGTAACCTTCGGTAAAGAGTTCCGGCTGCAACGACACGTCGAACAGCAGTCCCGTCACCTTCTCGCCCGAGGAGCCGGTGTCGTACGGGATATTGCCGTCCACGTCCCTGATAAATACATTTCCGAGTGCCATAGGCTATGATTTGTTTTTAAGTTCGTTGTAAAAGGGATTTTCGTACAGCACCGCCTCGCCCCGAATGGCGGCCGGCGTGTCCGGAGAGAAAGTTCCGCCATGCGCGTCGATGTACAGCGAGGGATAGGACGGGAACTTTTTCAGCAGGTCGAGCACATGAGCGTCCCGTGTCTGCGCTCCCGTATGATTCTCTTCCGCCGGTTTCTCCGGCTTTGACGGGGTCTTCGTCCCGGACCGATTCGACGCCGCTTCGGAGTGTACGGCGCCAGTTTCATCGGGTATATCGGCCGCAGCGGTTGCTTCATCTCGCAGGGTATCATCGGTTTCTGTCAGAGGCTTCTCCTCCGTATTGATTTTCTTTGCCATCGTTGTCGGAAAAAATTTGGGGAGCGGGGTTTCGACTCCGCTCCCCGGGTGAGACATTCAAATCAGATGAAAGGTGGAAATATCGGGTTATACGGTTTTCTTGTAGGCGGTATGTACGACGATTTCGCCAGGGCGGACGATGTTCACGTCCATCTTCATGCGCATCTGAAAAAAGAAGAGCTCGGAGTTGGCCTGCAGACGATCGATTTTCAGGACATCCGTGTCGTTGGCATAATCCACGCCCATCCAGAGGTTCGAGTCCATGCCCGTGGAGAACTCGCCCAGCACCATCGTATGCTCGGGAATACCCACGATGGGGAGGACGCGCTTGCCCTTAAAGCGGTACTTGTTCACCTCGGTATTCTCCGAGTACTTGACCTGCTTGTCCGAGATGTACTGGTCGTAGGCGTCCCACGCGTCCCAGCCGACGATGAAGACCAGCGAGCTCTTCTTGCGGATCTGTTTGGAGCACTTCTTCCACATGGCGTAGAGGGCCGCCTCGACCGCCGCACCGTCCGTCAGTTCGGTGGTGCCCGAGACCACGCACTGACCGCCGGCAATGATCTCTGCGTCCGTGGCGTTCACGTTATCGATGATTCGCTTGATCACGCCGTCAAAATACTTCTCACGGTTGGCACCGATCTTCGTGCAACCTGTGGGTTCCGTAATCTTGGCCACCGTCTCGCCACCCTTTGCCGCCGTCCAGATAGCGTTGCCGATATACTCGTTCTTCTTCTCGATCAGCAGGCGCAGCATCGTGGCCTGAATCTTCGGGTCGAGCTCGCGGAAGACGAGGTTGCCCTCGGGCTGCGCGAACTTCCAGTATTTCTCGTAGTCGCGGGGGTTGAACTCCACGTAAATCATGAAGTCCGAGGGTTCGAGGTAACGCTCCGTGAGCTGGTACTCGTTGAACCCTTCGTCCCCCTTGGCGCCGTGGATAGGCTGCGGGGTCGGAACGTTGTCCTGGATGACGTTCCCCAGCTTGATGGCCGGAAGCGTGTAGCGGTGCTGGATACCCGTCTTGATGTGGATAAGACCCTCGCGCACCGTGTCGTTGCCCTGAACGGTATAGGTCAGAAGGTCTTCCAGCACCTCGCCGGAATAACCGTTCTGAAGAAAGTTTACAGTATCTGCCATTGTCGAATGAGTTTACTTGTTTTGCAATGAATCTCAGCCGACGGGCGGACTGTCTTCCGCACGAGACACACGGTCTCCGGCATGTCAGTTTATAAAATTCGGGATGTCCCCGGAAGGATATGCTATCCGAGCTTGCGGAACTCGAAGTTCTTACCCACGACCTCCGTGACCTTCTCGGCCATCAGCTGCTCGGCAGTCTTGGCCGCCTCGGCTGCCGCCTGCACGTTCTTCGTGTCGGAGGCGATGGCCTGCGAGATCTTCTCCCGCGCGGGAATGGAGGAGAGCGTGCTCTCGGCAAGAGAGAAGTTCGAGGTCGCCATCTCGACCCACTGGACTTTCGACTCACGGTCGATCTTACCTTCGGTGATGGCATTCTCGACGAGCGTCTCGATGCGGGAGGTCTGCTCCTCCTGCTCCCTCTTTCGGTAAACGGAAAGCTGCGCCGTGGCTGCCGAAAGGTCTTTCTGGAGGTTCTGTATCGCGGCCTCCTTGCCGGCAATGACCGTCTGGGCGTCGCTGAGCGATTTCTCCAGCTCCTTATACTTGGGTTCCAGCGCCGCCAATTCCGAGATGCGGGCCATGACGTCCTTGACTTCCTTATCCTTCATGCCGAGCGAGGCGGCAATCGCACCGTACTCGAAACCTTGTGTCTTGTTTTCGTTTGCCATATCGTTTTCCGTTTGATTAAGAGTAGCCTCTGTCATTTCAAAAAGTTTATTTTCCGCCGAGACCCGGCTCATCAGCTCCTGAATGGCGGCAGTGTCGGTCATTGAGGCGACCTCGTCCCGAACCTTCTCGCGCAACTGCTTCGAGGTGCGTATGACATTCTCCGCTGGGATGATCCCCGCCCTGACGGCCGTCTGGGCATCGAAATAGGTCCCGTCCTTGCCCGCCTCCCCGTCCATGATGGCACGGATATGTTCGGCTTTGAGTCCGAAGCGCTTGCGGTAAATGGTTTCTATCTGTCTGGTGAATGCCTGTACCATATCGGAAGCCCCGTCTTCCGGGTCCTCGCCCGGCAACATCGGATTGTGGATCATCAGGATGGCGTAGTCGCGCATGAGCGAGCGGCGCCCGGCCGCCCAGATGATCGAGGCCATCGACGCCGCGACCCCCTCGATGATGCACTCCGTATCGACCTTGGCACCCGCAATGGTCGAATAGGTGGACATACCGTAGAGCACGCTGCCGCCCTCGGAGTTGATAAGCACGCGGATACACGAAGGACGGATGACATTTTCCAGGAAGTCGAACTCCTCATTGAAACGGGCCGTGCTCTCCTCCGTCACGCGCCCGAAGAAGCGGATGGCGGCAGGTTCTCCCGTCTTTGCCTCACCGACGACATATTGAAGCGTATTTATGTCCATGTGGAACAATTTTTTGAATAAGAGTAGCGGAAGAAAATGCAAAAGGTTGAAAACAAAGGACGGGAGGTATCTGCCTCCCGTCGTGATAGATTTTCTATCCTGCCGCCTCCCCGTCATTCGAACAGGCTCAGGATGAGCTCCCGTCCTTTGGACGTCCATACAGTGAAGGTGCAGAAGACCGGCTCCCCGTCTTCGTCGAAGCCGTTGCGGAACGTCCTCTTGCAAGTGTAGCCCTTGCCGTCGTATGCCCGCGTGGGAACCCAGATGTGTCCGCACCTTCGCTGCACGCCTTTCTCTTCCAGTATGCTGTTGAGCTCGGCTCCCGTCATGCCGAGTTCCGCGGCAATCTGGGAGATGCGGTAAATGCGCCTGTTCTCCCGCTCCCGGCGGCAGCGGTGCACCTTGTCGTAGAACTCCACCTTGTGGGCCTGTACCTCCAACGTGTCGAGCAGGCGGTCGTTCTCTTCCCGCAGCCGGATGCCTTCCGCGTAACCCTCACGCAGACGGTCCACGACACCCAGAACGAACCGCGGGTCGTCGGCGGCATGTTCCACGACTTCGGGTGTCACGCTCATGCCGTACCGCAGCAGTTCCCTGATGCGGTCGTTCACCCACAGGCGGAAATCGACACTCAACCATTGGGCGAAGTCGATGGCGACGTCCTCATGCATCCAGGTTCCTCCGCCATATTCTGGACTGCCTTTTGCCGTCATAACCAGCTTCTGCTCACAAATGTGGGATTTTCTCACAATTGCCCCGAGCAGCTCCACGGTGGAGGGCAGCCGCAAATAATCCACCGGTCTCTTCCCGAAATGCCGGGCCATCGCCGTGGCATTCACCATCACTACACCATCCTCCATGCGGAAGTTTACGGGGGTATTCCCGTACTCGAATACCTTCACCAACGCGTTGTCTCCTGTTCCTGAGTCTTTCATCTCTTCACTGATTTATGTCTTATACATAGCGTAGGAGACTTCCGTTACAAAGGTTTACCGTATCCGTGATTTTTTCGGACGGGGCTTCTATTCCTCATACTCTTCTCCTGCTCCGGTATCATTCCCGCCGTTTTCAGGTTCATCCACCTCCACCGATGGTCTGAACCCTGTCGCCGCGTCGTATGTCGGGTCGGGATGGTGTCCGTGCCCCGCCGTATCATGCTCCGGCGCATCGGCATGCTGCGTGAAGGGCGGCATCACGAGGTAACGCTCCACCCAGTTCCGGTATTTCCATGCCGACGTCTCGCGGAACCATACCTCGTAGTCTATCCAGTAGGCTTGCAGCATGTTGGTCGTCTGCGGCATATCGAAATAAGTGAGGTTGCACCGCTCGTTGAGCGCCGGCTCCCGGTCCTTGGCATCCTGTATGGCGGTGTTCAGGCGCTGGAAGACGATGAACGGGTCGCACTCGCGCTCCGGGTCGGAGTTGTTGAGCGTGTCGAGAATGAACCTTACACGCATTGTAGCACGTCCCTCGCCGATACGCTGTTGCTGCACCAGGTAGCGGACATTGACGAAGTGGATGAACACGGCAGGAAAGGCTGTCTCGTACTCCGTGTTCTCGTTACGGACAATGCGGGCGAACTGCCCGTTGTCTATGGCAATGGTCCTGAAGAACGCGGGAGACGACGGATCGTCCGGATTCTCCCGGATGGTCAGGATAGCCCGTCTTACCGCTTGATACATGTTCACGAAGGGGTTCTCCGCAACCTCTTCGGGTTCGGTCCCCACAGAAAATGTAGGTATATGCTCCGGTACGGCATCCTCCTTGGGAGGGTATTTGTCCTTTATCATTTGGGGAATCCTTCGAATATCATATCGACAAAATGCAAGGCGATATGGTCCTCTATCTTCGGGGAGAAACCGATGAACTGCCGGTGAACGGGCCGCCGCGACGAATACTGGTTTACGGTGTAAAGACCGAATTTCGGGTCTGTATTATGTACCGCCGCATAGTTCTTGTAACGGTCCGTCTTCCTGCCGCGTTTGCCTTTTTGAGGCACGCTCTGCTCTGTCGTGTATATCCAGTAATATGCGCCTTTACGGAAGATACGGGTATTGTTGCTCCGACGCCCGACGATATCGACCCGCTTGGCTTCCCCCTTTATGCCGGCGGCCAGCGCACCCGTGTCGTTCATCACCGGATGCGTGAACTTCCTGCCCCAGCGGGAGGTGCGCGGCGCCCATTTTTCTCCGCCGCAGAAACCGCCGGAAGAAAAGGATGCCTGAAACTGCCGCTTGGCATACTCCCCGGCAACAGTGGCAAAGTTGAAGGCGTTGTTCTCCAGCCGGCTGGCCATTGCAGTCGTCCATTTCCCGCTTACCCAATGGGCACAGAATTCATCGAGCGTTATCTTGGGCATAACCGAACTTTTCTTTTATACGTTTTATGATTTGTCGTATATATTCCGGCCGCTGCCGGGAAAAATAGGCATGCGCCGGAGAGAAGATCTTGCCGCCCGTTGCCAAACTTTCACGAAAGACCGGATCGACCTTTTCTATACATTTCTTGTAGGATAATGATGATTGTACCGATGCAAATCCATTCGCGACAAGGAAACAGCGGCAACCCCACTCGATGGGCGGGATCAGCTCCGGCGGGAATTCCGACTTGCGGTACGACAGTCCTTCGAGCGACAGGTGCCACGCCCGTACGCGTTCATCGCCCTGCGTCATATAGGTCACGACAGTTTCGGCGTCTATGATCAGCCACCACGCCGCCACCGATGCCGCGAACAGCACCTGTCCGTTTTCTTCGGCGGCATAAGTCAGGTTGTAGCGTTCGCACAGGGATTCATACGCGGCGATATCCTCCGTGTGCGGCTCGTCGGGCAGCTCTTCCAGCAGTGCGTACTCTTCAGCCGCGGCGAAATCCACGAGGTTGTCGATAGCGGCAACAAGGATGTCCCGTTGCTGACGCTCTCTCTCCGTAGTGAACTCGTTATGACCGCGCAGAATATCCAGTGCACGGTCGAAGTCCAGCCGCAATCCGGTCAAGGCCCTGTCTATAAGAAACGAGGCCCTCAGAGTGATGATATCCCCGATGATGTCCCTGCGCTCGGCCTCATTCTCCCAATTAAATATCAGCCGGCGGAACGCCTCCCGAATCACCTCATACTGCTTTTGCGTATCACTCTTTTCAGCCCCGACTGCCATGATGTCCGGGAGCGGAAGCCGGGCTGTCACTTCGCTCCCCGCAGAAAATTTGCGACCTTCACACCTCTCGGATGCCCGTAACGCCGGTAATACTCCTCGTCGGACATGATGTGCCGGTCGTTGCTGCTATCACCGACCGACACGCCTCCGGAGCCGCCGTAAACACCCTCCGGTATGACATTGAGCTGCCTGCCGACGTTGATGCCGAACTCCTTCTCGATCTCGTCGGCCGCCACCTCGTATTTGTCCGTGATGAGCGAGTAGAGCTTGATGCGGTCCTCGTTGCTCATCTCGATACGGTTGGAGTACCGGAACTCAAGTCCGGAGGGGACATAGCCCATGGCTACCAGCCGGGGAAGCACCTGTTCGTTCATCACGTTCTCGATGTAGCGGCGGTAAACCTCGATGCGGTCGCGGAAGATGTCCTGATGCGCCTTGGTAGAACCCACGTAGGATTGCATGCCGCCGGCCATCGACTCGCTTCCCAGCACGAGATTCGAGACCTCCTTGTTCACGAAATCGATAAGTCCGGTATAAATCTTCTCCGAGTTGGACATCGTGAAAGTCTTGATATCCACCTCGTCCTCAATGCCCGTTACGACCACTTTGTTCTGCGCGGCGTTGGCGATTTCGTTCGCCAGCCGTTTGCGGTCGGCGTTGCTCTCCGAGACGGTCTTGCCGTGGATGATGGGCTGCCCGTAAGTATGGCTGAAGTTCACGTAGTTGGCGACCGTGAATTTCTTTGCCAGAATGAGCGGTGTCGTAGCCGAGAAGAGTCCCAGATCCCCGGAATTGATGAGAATGTAGTTCCGCGCGTAGGTCGCATGCCGCAAATCCCAGTGTGGTTCCCAGATCCCCTGGCGTTTGAGAACGATACGTTGGTCGGCCAGCACATTGCGGCGCTCGATACTGTTCACCTCGGCTATCTTACCCGTTTTCGGGTCTATGTCAGGCATGATTTCCAGTAGCGTGTACCCGTAGAGCTTGGACTCCACGATGCCCTTGATGATCTTGTCGAACTGCGAACCCTGAATCTTCTGGGTCTGCGCCACGTCCTTGATGTACTTGCCCTTATCGTTCACACGGGCCAGCATGTAACGGTCCCCGAGAATCTGGCTTTCGAGGGTCTCGATGACGGCACGGATATGCGCGTCCTGCTGGATGCAGGCATCGTACAGATCGATGAGCCGCGCCCGGTCGTCGAGGATACATCCGAGCATCACATCCTGCCGCGAGGAGCGGTAGCGGTTGTCGCGCTCGATCTCGCGGACATATTCCTGTATGGTCTTCTTCGAGGTTCGGAAGATACTTTCCAGAAGAAAGCCGTTGAATGAATTATCGGATGTCGTCATTTGCCATTACTTTTACCTAAAGAGTAGCGGCATTTCCCGACGAAGGTTTTGCCATAAAAAAAATATATGGGACAGGCGGATTTTAGGGTTTGAAATTCAGACTGGAAAGTTGCATTCAAATATACAGATTTTACCTCCTTTTTGTGTGCTAATTTGCTAATAATCAACGTAAATAATTTAGTCTAAATCTGAAAATATATGCCACTTTATTACTATCTTTATAACTGGAATATATATATTTGCATTCAATTTTTAACAACTTGCAATATGGAAGAGAACAGAAAATGAAAAACGTTTCGATTCCTTGCCGGCTGGTCCGGTACAAGGAATTTCCCGACCTGCTTTTCGGAACATCGCCGGACGGAGGCGGACCGTACTATTTCGATGCCACGCATTTCATCCTCAGCCGGGGTGACGGGCGGCGGCACAATGTCCGGGAGTTCCGTGTCGCTTTCCACCATTGGATCGCGGCACTCTCCGGAATATACGGAATAGACACGGAAAACCTTGTCGTCCGCGATGAAGCGTCGGGGCACTTGTTAATTGATGAATGTCTGGCTCTGCTGTTCGTCGTCTACATCGACCCCGCTTTCGGTGCCTACATGCTCGAACGCCTCTCGGAGATGCTGCTCGACGGCCTATCTGTTTCGGACACGTGGCTGGCAAAAGCTGCCAGCCTTAGATTTACGCGCGAGGAATTAACTGAAATTTTTAAGAATTATGAGACGAAGCAATTTTAAGCGGCCGAAGACGGTACTCGTCTTCAACGGGGCACAGGTCCTCGTCGCTGTCATTCGCTCGCTCCATAGCGCGGCGGAACTGACGAAAGGTAACTTACAGGCAATCTCATTCTGCTGTACGGGCAAGTATGTCTGCAGCGGCGGGCTGTATTTCCGGCACCTGCACCCGAATGTCGAGGTGGGGCTGGACGATCTCGACAACCTGCAGCTGCAGGAGTACGACGCACTGTGCGGGGAGAAACGTACTTACTACTCGGTACGGCAGATGGCGCACAAACGGGAGGCGCGTGAGAAGAAGAAAAACGATAATGAACAAGAAAAGAGATGAATATGAAGGAAAACAGAAATGTACCGTTCCGTGACACGACCATCCGTGTGGCGCGGAACCATGACGGGATGCTGCACATCTCGGCGGATGACGTGTGCGGCATCCTCAAACGGGATGAACTGGTCAAGAAAGGTGGCATTGCGGAGATATGCCCGTCGGCCATCCGTATGCCGCTGCGCAAGGGCGGACGTGAGCTGTGGGTATTCCGCCCCTCCGATATGAGACGGCTCCTGCAGGCTGTACGGAAGGAGAGTATTTTACCCCGCGATCTGTTCGATGACCTGGAGGCTTGGGGCAACCAGCTGTTCGAACTGGAGGCCGGGAACCTGCATTCGCAGCGATCGGTGGACAGCGTCTGTCATTTCGCGGAGGATTTTCCCGTGACATTCCGCCGTATCGGCGACAAACTGATGGTCAATGCCACGCAGATCACGATGCATTACGGCAAGATTCCGTCCGAGTGGCTCCGCATAGCCGCCACCGACCACCTGCGGCGCGAGCTGGCACGCACCGGACAGACGGACCGTTACGAGTTCCAGCTTTTCACCACAAGGGGACGGGGCAACGGTGCCACGTGGATAGAGTCGCCGCTGCTCGTACCGCTGGCACGCTGGATAGCACCCGATACGGGATTGGTTGAATGGTGCGAGGAAAAAATCGGAATATTGACGACCGGACACGCCCGCCGTAAAGCATCGCATGGCGAAGCCGTGCATGCCGAGCTGCCGTGCTTGACCCGTCCGGTTCCGACAGACATGGACGGCGCCCTTTCACAGATCGACGAACTGCGCGGCGTGGTACGGGAATTTGCCCCCAAAGCCGCCTTTTATGACGAGTTCGTCGAAAACCGAGAATGGTTCAAGAGTACGCGCATCGCCGACGAACTCAACACCACGCCACGCGACCTGCACCGCTTTCTTCAAGAGGAGGGTGTCTGCATGTACAGCAAGCAGCAGTGGGTCGTGCTGGCCGCCTACCGCTCCTGGCAATGCGATGTCCCTTATACGTGGGAGAACGACCGGGGCGAGGTCTTCACCTTCGGCTCCCGAAAACGCTGGACTCCGGTCGGCCGCGAATGTATCATCGAACTGTGGAGGGAAAGACACCCTGAATACCGTTGAGTATGGAGACAGCTTTACAACGCATAATCCGAAAAACAGGGCGCAAGGCGGTGGAGTGCCGGTGCGCCGCATGCAGGGCGCAATGCCGCACGCCATGCCTCGGTACGCCCGAGGATATCCTGCGCATTCTGAAAGCCGGCTACAAAGAAAGGCTCTCGCCCACACTGTGGGGCGTGGGACTGGTGCTGGGGCGTCTCCCGTACGCGGTGCCGATGGTTCAGGCCCGGCAGGCGGACGGGTATTGCACCTTTTTCCGGAACGGGCTGTGCGAGCTGCATGACGCCGGTCTGAAACCGACAGAAGGCAGGCTTTCGTACCACACCATCACCAGAGAGAACTTCAAGTTCGGACACTCGCTCTCATGGAACGTCGCCCGGGAGTGGCTGGACAAAAGGAACGCAGCGTTTATCGATGAGATTGTCCGTCTGATGGCGGAATAAGAAAGGAGCCGGAGGGCAAATGCATTATAATAGTATTAACCCGTTAGTTCCTCGCAGACCGTTTGCCTTCCGACTCTGTCTTAATTCATACTGGTTGCAAACAATTCGTACCAGGTGGCGCTAACCTTTTCCAAAGAACCATTTGATAGAGACAGTATGAAATTGAAGAAAAGAATGACTTTCGACGAGATGGCAGCGCATCTGGTCGAGAACACGGGCAAGGTGGCGAACCGGGTAACCGTGGGACGCTATGCCAAGAAACTGGGGTACACCGTCTACAAACCGATGATCAACCGGAAAATCCGGCATTGCTATCTCAACGAGGCGATACGGGAAGAGACGGAGGATGTCAAACAAGAAAATGCAAAGGAGGAGAAAAAATGAAAAAGGAACAGGCTTACTTCTATCAGGTCTACAAGGGCCTTACCATAGGATTCGGCATGTATGAAGCCATCTTCATGGCGTATATGGCCGATCTTGCCGAACGCAGGAATCGGGGTTATGTCACTGTCTACGGACTGAAAAAACATTTGGAGGCAACAGGTATGGGACGGCGCATATTCGAGCGTTGCGTGAGCAAGACAACCCGTATGGGACTGCTGGAAAGAGTACCCGTCGACAGCAAGTACGACTACGTCTGGGATATGGCGGCATATCGCAAACTGGTCGGGATCGTTTCGGGCACGAACGATTTCGTAAGGTTGCATGCGTTCTGCGACGAAATGTTCGAAAAGCGGGGACTGCAGGTGATGTCCGTAACCGATGACGAGATTCGCAGGTTGAAGGAGGGGCGGTAACCACCCGAGACAGGATAAGAAAAGCCACTGACTACTCAGTGGCTTTTTATTTCGCAGTAATAAGCAAATTTGAAAGCTGCATATTCTGGTAAAGTTGATTGATCACTCTCAGGCAAGCCCGTTCACCGCTTTTCAGTAAGTTTCGACCGTGAAATACACCTTGCCGCGTACAATTGTGCAGAAAACGTGTACGGATGTACAAACAGCCTGTCCACAGGCTTGTACAAAAATACAAGTAATATAAGAACTATAGTATAAAGATCATAAAACAGAACTATTATGTACTTTTTTCTTTGGCAGCAAAGAAAAAAGATACCAAAAAAGAAACAAGCATAGCGGACGGCATGCGCCGTCCGTCGAAGTTTTCGTTTATCTGGGAAAGATGACACTCATGTTGCTCGAAACAACTACACCACAAACACCTTTCTTCCCAGAAATTAAAAAAGAAGCCTCATTATTTCCTTTTACAACCTCTGCCCATACCGCTTTTGCCGATATCCCGGATTTCTGCTGCCGCTTTGTGCCGCATGCGTAAGATCGACGTGAGGCATTCCAGCACGCTCTCTGCCGCCTCGCGCGTGGCGAAATAATTCCCCGCCGCCATACGCTTGCGGTCTCTGGGCTTATAGGCATCCCGGACTTCGCAGATCTCGAAGAACTCGTTCAGGTAGTAGTATACCTGTTCCCGCAGCAGGCGGCTCCCCGCTATCTCCACGCTGCGCAGATGTCCGTTCCAGATGACCCCCTCGGCGGCAAGCGCCCGGTCCAGCTTCATGCGGGCCGTGGAGCCGACGGGCTGAATCTGAACGTCGGAGGCGGCACCGGCCATCTCATGTGCCGAATACAAGGGGCGTTCCCCGGGGCGCATCATGCAGTACATGACCACACGCCCCTCGGCGTCTATCTTCCTGAAAACGCCGATGACGACCTCCTCGCCAAGCGTGCTGAGCTGCACGCGTGCACCCTCCTGCGGCACATAGTCATTCCTCCGCAGACGGCAACGGCGCATGTCCCACAGCAGGCGGTGCTCGTTCAACAGGCGTTGTAGCTCTCTTTTCTCTGCCGATACGGCCGGACGGCAGTCTTTCAGAAGCATCACCACCTCTTCATCGCACAACGTCCCCTCTGCGGTACGCCGCACCGGTACGGCCGCACAACCGTCTGCAATATTGCCCACGACACCGATCTCCGATGTCATGCGGTTTACAATGGCTCCGCCCTTCCGGATCTTATCGTGCAAAGGTGTATCTGCCTTACAGGATTCTGTCTGTTTCTCTATTTTTGATTCCATATCGGGTTTCCCGCTCCTCATATAGTATGTATATAAACGGGATGATTCCACAAATATATATATTATTCATCAAAGAACCGGGCATGCGGCAACCAAAACTCCGGTTTTTAATATAAATAAGCAAAAACCGCGCAAATAAGTCAGATATTGCCTATGTATAAATAGCCTGTATATTGGATAGTACGCTAAGATACAGATTTATGTATCATCGGCATAATCTGACCTCATTACACTACGTCCTGATACACAGCCGCACACCGCAAAAACAGTCATCTGAGATCGCATTGCTTTCCGGATTGTGGAACCGTACCGGAAATCTGTATATAAATGCCCGCATGAAAGCGCCCCTCGAAAATAGGGGGCCGGGGAAAACGGTGGAAAGTCTGTATATATCCGAAAACCGTCAGACGCAGGCAGGACAAGAGAATAACCGACAAGACAGACCTGTAACCCCATATATATTTCGCCTCCCGCTTACAGTTTCAAGGCCGGAAGGACATTCTGAGCCGTTTTCAGAAGTCGGACTTGGAAAAACGGCCCGAGGACAGAGACCGAATCCGCACCGGCGAGGACACCCTTCCCAATCTTTTTAATTTTATTACATCATTGAATATCAATATATTATAATGTTTACTTTGTATAAAAGTAAACCTAAAACGGTATTTCGTCGTGTCTATACTTACAAATTGGAAGCAAAAAAATATGTTTTTCCGTAAAACGCACTTTTATACTATTACATTACGATATAAAACACTATAAAACAGTTATTTATAAAAACTTTCACTTTGTTATATTCGTTGAAACGGGCTTTTTTCGATTTTTGCAAAAGAAAAAATTTTTTCGTCTTTTTGTAAATTACTATAAATCAATTATTTATAAACCTGCCTCGCGCGCGGGCGTACCATATTTGGAAAATCGAGTTTTTAAGAGCGACACAAAAATTTTTTTGCTGAAAATTTTGGAGATTGGAAAAACGGTTTTATAATGCAGTGTACTCGAAAGCCAAACAAACGGCAACCAAGTACGGAGAAAAACGAATGAAAAAATAAACAGTAAAAAACAGATTTAAGAAACAGAAAAGACAGACCGCCGAGAGCGAGAAACAAAAAGCCCTTTTTGTGGGAAACCTATTTTTGAGGCTTGGAAAATCAAAAATTCGTCCGTGCGTTTCGGAACGCTTAAATAGGGTGTTAAATAACCACACCGAGCGGAACTACAAACCAATGTAGCAAGTCGGAACGGCTAAAAACGTGTTTTTAGACCGCATACGCAAAGCACGCAAATTTGGGAGTGCGAGAGTCGTATGGAAAAGAGAGGCGATAGAATAATGCCATAAATGCGCCCTTGTGCGCTCGGAGATAAAAATCGCTATGCGGTAAAAACTATCCGCACGGAAACTTGAGAAAAGTGTATGCCAATGTTATGCACATAATCACCAGCCGTAACCGCTCGCAAGTTTGCTGCCGAACTGGAAAAGGTTCGGGACGTGCCAGAGAAACGCCCTGCCGAAATTGGAGTACGCAGGCGCAGAGCCAAGACACGGGAGAGCAGAAAGTGTGCAAAATCACGATATGCCATAATTACGCTCATTCGGATAGCCTGCTATGGGGTACGTTATAAGGTGCGACAAAGTTACGAAAAAATTTGCCGTGCAGGGTGAAATGCACGGCGAATTTTGGGTACGTGGCAGGAAATGCCACACTTTGCGCTACGGTGCAGAGTTCGGGGTTCGATTCCCCGAGTGCCCGCAATGCGTGATTTTGCGCAGTAATTGTTTAATTCAAATCATTATGGCAACTTCTAAATTGAACAAGGAACAGTATGCAAACCTCAGTGCGTTTGCAGGTATCATGTTGGTTTACAACTCTACCAACAAGGACGGTGAACTCGTGCAGACGGCACAGCACTTTTTCGGTGCGGACTTCGAGCCTGCCGACAAGTCGGACGACGAGATTTTCCGTGTGCTTAAAAACATGACCGCAACTATTTGGCACACCATTGCGGAGGAGAAGAAACTGCGTGCCGATGCCGACGGTATCCGCTCGAAATTCCGTGCGACAACTCCGGCGGAAATCATCATCTGCGACAAGTCGAACAACCGTATCAAGCACTACGACCTGACGGACAGCGTGTGGGCGCGTATCGGTCTTGTGCCGACCAAAGTAGACCTCGAGAAGTCTAACCGTGACTTTGCCAAGACAATCCACGCGGCGGCAAAGGCAATCCGCAACGCGATGAACTTCGCCCCGAACCTCGCCAGCCTCGAGAAAGCCGAAAAGACCGCCAAGAAAAACGGCGGCAAGGCAACGGGCAAGGCTGAAGGCGAGGCAACGGCGTCCGCTATGCCGGAAACGGTAAAAGAGGCGGCATAACGCCACGAACAACGTAAACAATCTGCCGGAGACGGGCGGACACACGCAGGCATAGTGCCGTAAAACGGTCTCATTGCCTGTCTTTTTCGTATCTGCCGACGAAGGGCGCATATACGGTGTATGCCGGAAATGCGCCCTTCCGTTTCGGGCGAATGACTTGGTAACGTGATTGGCGAAAAGAAAATTCCGGCGGGAAATGCTGCCGGAGGTGTGCCCGTGCAGGACGCGGAGTACACCGCAGACGACCTGAAGACCGCTTTGGAAGAGTCCGAGCGTTCGCTGCATGAGGCTGTATTCATTGCCCGCAAAGTGTGGGAAAAGGACAGCGATGCCGTGAAGTTCGACATCGACGACCTCGTGCAGATAGAATCGGCATTGCAGGAGATCTGCAACATCACCGCAGGAATAGACTGCGGAGACGACGGCGAGTAACGATGTAATGCGCACACGGGCTGCATAAACTGCGGGGCGTGTGCGCACTTTCTTTCGGGCATTGATATACACTGTGTCAGGATTGTACCCTGAAATGCCCTCACTTTTCTAAAATTCCCTCCGATATGACTTCCTTGCGCCGTGAGGCGTTGTGCCCACCTTGTACATAACACGGTTAAGCACGGCTTGGCGTTCAGCGGAACCGCCTGCCGTGCTTCCGCTGTTATCCCGTGCAGGGAAGCGGAGAACGAATGTGCCAACAATAAAACAGAATAAATATGATCGAAGTGTTTGACGCAAAACGTACCCGCAGTTACGGGTGCTTTGCCAGTTTCAAGGCTGCCACCGATACGCTTGACAGCCTCGCCGCAACGGGACAACTCGGAAGAGTCCCCGCTGTCAGTGTGGCGGCGTATCATGGCGGCGTGTTGCAGCGGGAATATGAAGCCGTGTCTGTCGGCGGGAAATGGCGTGTGTCGAAATCCCCGAAAAGGCGGATGCCGGAGCCGAAACCTACCCGTGGGAGACGCCGGCGGAGATGGTGCAAGGAGTACGCCACGGCGGAGTTGATGTTCCGCGAGGGATTCCCCGACCACCTGAACCGCAGTTACCCGCTGTCTGCGGACAGCCTGAAACGGTGCAACCGGAAATGCAGAGTCTATATGTAATTTCCAAAACGGGGTTCCCAAACTCAGGTACATCTATGCCGGATAGAGTCTTGGAGAAATCCATGCAAAATAATACGAACTAATAACAACTATGGGGGCGGAATGCCCCTATGCTTTTATAAACAGGAGCCGAAGTATGGCAAAAATAACGGATAAACAGATCGATACCATCAATGCGATGTGCCGGAACGGATTCCGTTTCGACAGGCACGATTTCGCGGTATTCGGAGAAAAAAGACTCTCTAAGACAATCACGCTCGTGGAGGACGAGATGACTGTGCAGGTCAAAATCAACTGGCAGGAGGAGATCGTCGAACGCACGAACGGTTACGGTTGCACCGTGCCGACCTTCACGGGCAACGTGATTCCGCAACTGCACTGCGCTGTATGGCACAAAACAGCCGGTGCAAATTGTTGGCACAGTTACGGGCTGGGGGAATTCCGCACGTTCCCGGACCGGGTCTCCCCTAAGCGTCAGATGAGCAGGCTGTGCGAACTGACGGAACTGCTCACTGACGACCTGATATGCGAGATGCTGCCGGAAAAAAGCGGGAAATGTTCCAGCAGAAAACCACCCGGAATAATCAAACGAAAATATAATCGATTATGAGTCATTTTACAGTAATGGTCATCGGCGATGACCCCGAGGGGCAATTGGCCCCTTTCGATGAGAACGAATCCGTGGAGGAGTATTGTACCGGCGAGGTGTCGGAGGAAGATAAGCAGCGGATGCTGGATTTCTACAAGAAGGAACACAAGTCCCGTATCCGCAGTTTCGACAGCTGCTACAAGCGTTACGGCGAAGACTGGAACGGCAACCGCTGGCGCAAGGGCGAGGACGGCATCTGGCGTGAGTTTTCGACCTACAATCCAAATTCCAAGTGGGACTGGTACGCGCTGGGCGGACGTTGGAGCGGTGCCTATATCCGCCTCAAAGAGGGCGCGGCAAGCGGTATCAAGGGCGAGCCGGGCGTGTTCGACAACGAGCCGGGCTGGGATGCCGCACGCAAAGGCGACATCGACTTCGAGGCGATACGCCATAACGGAGAAGAACGCGGGCGCCGATGCTACAGGGAGGTTGCCGCGAAATGTGGCGGCACGATACCACGCCCTGAGATTATGTGGGACACGCTGCTGCATGACAAGAGATATGCTGATCTATCCATCGAGGAGAAACGGACGATGTATCACGCGCAGGAAGCCATCAAAATCTGGGATGCCGCGGGGTTCGACGCTCCCATCGTCGGACCTAAGATCGAGGATTTCCAGTGTACTGAGGACGAGTATGCCGCACGACGCGCCAACAGGGCATTCGTGCCGTATGCAGTAATCCAAGACTGTGAGTGGTATGCCCGCGGTGAGATGGGCTGGTGGGGTGTCACGACCAACGAATGTTCCGAAGACGAGTGGAATGCCAAGGTTTGGAAAATAGTGAATGCCCTGCCGGACGACACGTTGATCTCTTTTTATGACTGCCATATCTAACTGATTACCCAAGAAAATATGAACGAGAAAGAAATGGAAGACAAACTCTTCGAAGGCATAAACGCCCAAATAGCGGCCTATGGCTATGCCATTGTCATCTGCTGCCCTGAACAGAATGTGGACACTCCCTCGGTGGAAAACCCGTTCCGTCTGGTTTATCCCTGTAATACTCGCTCCTCCCTGAAAGTAAAAATCGAGAGGGCAGGGTTTCATGTCAGCGACGCCCGTCACGAACGCCGCGGCTACATCCTCGGTCTGCGGGTAAAAATGTATTGACGGTTATGGGAGAGAGACATAAAATCAACGAGGTAAAAGGTGTCATCGTCAGCCGTACCCTGCTCGACGAGTACGGGTACGACGGCGATATGCCCACCGACGAACAGATGCAGGCCATCGGTGACGGGCTGCTTGAATATTGGGGCGTCAGCGACGGTTTCAAGGATGCCCTCGCCAGTACGATGGAGAACATGTTCGGGGTAAAAGCAAAAGATTAGCCTATGGAAACGAAGAAACTCACCACCCACCAGCGCGGCATCATCCTGCGCGGTATCTGCGGCGGTGTCGCGCTGAAAGGCAAGTCGCCGCAAATTTCTGAAAACAATACCGTCATCACCTGTGCCGGAGAGCTGGAGATTTGGGACATCTGCTGCATCAGCAGCGATGCCGAAGCCTTCGGACTGAAAGCAGCATTCGGTTATGACGGGTACACGAGAATCACTTTCACCCCCAAAGAATAACCGGTATGAAATCATATTACTATTTGGACTACCTGCACCGTGAAATCTTTCTCGAAGAGGAGGATATTCAGGCTGTGCCGGAATCAGGCAGGGCGGACGAAGCCTGTTCTGCCATTGCCGAAAAACCGTATGTCATGGAGCAGTTCATGGCGGACTCTTTTCAGGTACTCAAAGACGCGGTCAGCCACCTGTGCGATTCCCCCGAGATAAAAAGCCGCCACGATGCGTTGATGTATATCGTATGGATGGCGGCGTTGGACATCAAGGAGCAGCGAACCCTACGTCATGGCGAAGCCACCGTCAAGGTAACCCGTGAGGACGGGTTCGTGTGGCTGCTTGTGCCGGCGGAAAAAGCCCGAAAGTTATGGGCTGCAGATGTCTTTACCCTGTACAGGCTTTATGACGACGACTCGGAATCCATGATCGAAAACGAAACGGATTTGGAATCGACCATCGAGGGCGGATACCGAATAGGCATCGAGGTGGGGTTCGCCTCCGTAATGGACCATGCCGCCCAGCTGAAACAACGATAAAAATCAAAAACAATCAAATAATAATTAAGAAGAAGGTATGAAAACAACTCTTTTGACACGGGAGAATGCCCACCGTGTGACCATGGTGCGGCGTGTAGACGCCCCGGAAAGCGAACCGGTGGCGTTTCATTTCAAGGGAAAGCGATACGGCTATCGCAGCTATGCCCATCTTATCGGCGATCCGGACAAGGGAGAGATTCTCTCTCCGGCAGATTTCAAGGACTGGGAAGTTGTTGCGGTGGCGCACCCGGGCTATCTGGAAGAATATTTCAAACAGGCGTGCAGTTCCTACAACCTCTCCTCTTTCTCACCCGACGAGCGGGGCGAATCGGACATCGCCTCGCACGAAAAGGAACTGCACGAGGATTTGCAGTCTATGCCTGAGGAGCAACGAGAACGTTACACGGAGAACTACAAACGTTATTTCTCGGCGATCATCGCCGCCAACAGCCGTTGCGCCAGTGCGATGATTACGGGACCTGCAAGGTTCAATACCGCCCGTAATGAAAAGGCTTGCAACAGCCTCAATAAGAGCGTTGCTGCATTCCGTGAGTGGCGCGAGCGTGCCCTCGATTCGATACGCAAAGCCGCCGAAGCCGCCAAGCCCGAGGAGCAGCGCGTCGAAGAAGAGTGGCAGAAGGTCAAAGCCACCATCGACGATACGGCTGCCACCATCTGCGGCATCGACTCGGGAACCGTACGCGGTTACAGCCGTGCGCTGTTTGTCAGCAACCTCGCCGGGCGGCTCTCCACGTATGTCAATCACGGAAATGTGGAGATTATCGACCACGCCATCGCCCGTATCCGTGAATGGAACGGCAAGGCCAAGAAACCTGTCGTCACGGAGCGACACTCCATCTTCAAATTCCCCGAGCTTACCCGCAAGGTGCGTGAGAAGCAGCAAGAACGGGCGAACCGCGGAAACCGCGAGGTTCCGTTTGAGAGCGGAAAGGTAGTCTACAACTTCGAGGAGGACCGTCTGCAAATCCTTTTCGACAAGATCCCCGATACCGAAATGCGCACGACCTTGAAGCGTAACGCATTCAAATGGTCCCCGCGCAATCAGGCATGGCAGCGCCAGCTCACGGTGAACGCCGTAAGGGCGGCGGAAGTAGTGCTGAACATCAACCTCCAGGCAGCGTGAAACCATGAAATACATCATCGATTCACGTTACTTCGACGGTGCATGCCTCACGTCAATGTCGGACAATCTGCACAGCGATTACGGCGGTGAGACGCTGGAAGAGCTGCGCGAAAGGGAGCGGAACCCGCACCTGACCACCGTGTCGCCCGAGCGCATGGCACTGCTCGTGAGACGCTATGCCCGCTCGCTCTGCAAACCTTTCAGGGAAATCACGGAGGAGCGTTATTATGACCTGCTCGACTGCCTGCCCCCGGCACGTATGGGCAGCGGGTGGTTCTTCGTCGGGGAACCTTACTATGGCGACCTGTACCCGTTCTGCTTTCGCTCGGGCGGCAGGTTCTTCATGGCGGAGCGTTCCATACGCCTTACCGGCGAGGAACTCCTCCGTCAGATTCAGGATCACACGGCAAAAGCAAATCGCCGTCCCGCCCTTGTCAAAGACACACCAGAGGTGCGCTACATGGCATGGTACCGGTCGGACGTAACATACGTCCCGTACTCGTTCATAGTGGACGGGAAAAAGCGGTTCTTCCGGAGCCTCACCACACGAACGGGGTCCGAATCTGACGACCGCCGGAACCGGGACGAGATGGCTGCCCTGCTGCGCAACCTGCGTGGGAACCATTACGAATACTGCGCTTTCTACTCCCCAAAGAAGGACATCTTCGAGTTCTTCGACTGGCTGCGGCAGAACAAATACACACTGGAAATTCAAGGTGCACTGTTCAGCTTTGCCCCGAACCGCTCCTTCGTAGACTTTCACGGCAATGTGTGCGAGTATTCGGCTGCGTTCCATTATCGCGTCTATTCACGCGAGCTTTTCATGCATATCATCAACCAACTGCGCACCGTGAGGCGATGTCACGCTTGGTGCAGGGAAGAACAAGGGAAATAATGGATACGCTCGATAAACTGCGCATCATCGAAAGTGATGCCGTACCCAAGGAGGGTGCGAAAATAGAAACCCTCGGCACCTCCATCAAAATCACACACTCCTGCGGCTGCGTACTGGTGGAGCACTTCGCCTGCGGCACCCCGACGACAGTGCGCAAGGAGGAAAGCCCGGAGATATACGAACGGCTCCTTGTCGAAAGAAAATATCATATCGAACTCTGTAAAGAACATAAGTATGACAATGGCACAAATCATCAGAACGGACGGGACACGCCGGGAAATATGCCCCGCTAACGGCACCGACTTCACGCTCGAAGAGATGCAGTCGATAGTCGGCGGATACATCGAGCAGGTTGAACTGGACGAAGAGACGACGATGGTCGTAAACGAGGAGGGAAAACTTATGATGTTGCCCTTCAACCTTGAAGCGAGCAGGTTGTTCTGCTCCTACCATCCGGAATTGGGGGATTTCATCGTCGGGAATGTACTTGTATGCAACAACAATCAAATCAGATAAAATGGACAAAGAAAAAACAAAAGCGCTCAGCGAAACGCTCGAACGCTGCAAAGAACTGCAAGAGAATAACAATGTGAACCTGATCGAGTTTCATACCGCCGACGGGCAGAAGCACGGTATCGGCAATGCCGCCGCCATCAAGTTGCTGCTCTCGGTGGCCGTCATCGAACTGGAACGCCAGCTCCGGACCGCACAGTTCGGCGATGTTCCCCCGCAACTGGAACAGAGCCGCGAGTACAAAGCAGCCAAGCAGCTGGAATACGCCATGAACGACTTCGGTTTCAAACCCGAACGTTTCACCGAGGCTCTGCCTTTCTTCCACAAGACTCTGGAACAGACCTTTTTCAGAACCGTAAAAGCCTGCATTCTTGCCATGGCAGGGCGAGATTCGCGCTGCATCGACGACCGCAACTTTGCTTCATACGAGATGTGTCAAATGCTGGCTCCTATGCTGGAAGATACCCGTCTGCCCTTTATCTGAACAGGTAATCTTACGGACAATAAAAATCAAGACGAATGAGCAAATATGATTACATAAGATTCGGCGGTTTTGTCCTGTGGGCGGACGAGAGCACGGACACGTTCCGGAAAATGAAGGTCTGCCTGCCGGTAAAGGAGCCTGTCGAGGATGATACGGGCATAGGACTGATTCCCTCGGACGAGGACAACCCGGAAGAAATAGCGGTCTCTTATCCCGTCAGGGCGGCGGAACTGGTTCCCTGGCTGGATTCGTTTCAGGAGGGATACTGGAAAGCCCTGATGTCGGCGCAGGCAAACGGCGCAAGCACGGAAGTATTGCTGTCTATGCTCAAAGAAACCGGGCTCTGCCTGATGGAATGTATCTCCCTGATGCTACGCAGCAATGCCTGCAAGCTGTTCCCTGTACTGTGTCAGTTATTCCCTGATGTGGAGGAAATGTTCGAGATCGTCACGTGGGACGGCAAGGAATATTTCGCCCGGGAACTGACGCTGTTCCGTGGTACGAACGATGAGTACAACACGTTGGTTTCCGTAACGAGCCTGCAAGATGTTCTGATCGGTAAAGACGGGGCACCCGTTTCGGACGAGGCGGAAGCCATAGACTGGAGAATCTGCTACTACTGCACGGACGAGGTGTTCCTGCTGCCGGAAGAGCGGCTTGTCGCCCTTGCGGAAGACGCGTAAGAGCTCATCATGTACAAACAATAACAATAGAAGAAATGAAGAAAAGCAAAAACAGACAGCAAGACACACCCATCACCGACACCTTCAAAGGATTGCTGCTTATGTCGATGGGTGTTCCCGTAGGGAATATACGCCCCTACCGTTTGAAGTCGGCACCCTCCTGCTTCGGTGGCTTCGAGCGTATGACCGTCGCAGCAGCGCGGGCATTGGGAGTGGATATCCCGAAGACGGAGAAAGAGAACGACGAGGTTTACATACGCCAGCTGGCTCCCTCCGTCTTCCGCGAATGGATGCCCGTCTGGATGTTCGAGGCGACTTTCGAGCCGGTTCCCGAGCAGAAGCGCGATGACCGCATCCGAACACTTGCGGAAGAGATGAACAGCCACCACGTGGCGGGAAAAGCCCTGAACGAAAGATGTTACGCCCTGTCCGTGGAACTGCTTTCCGAGTGTGGCGGCGATCTCCGCGTCGGAGCCGATGATGAACCGGAATCCCAGATCTACATCCATGTCGAGGACCGTGACCCCGTGGAACTGGTCATCAGGGAAGTATCTCTCTGGGTCGACGGGAAAATCACGGTCAAGGGACACAGTTACTACACCGGCGAGGAATACGAGCAGGTATGCGAAGTCGAATCCGGCATGGATATCCTGAACTTCATCCTTTCCCAAAAAAGTTCCGGGCGCCATGAATGAAAAAGACAGGATATTACAGATGTTCTTCGACATCGGCCGGTGGACAAAAGCCATCGAGAAAGGTGTCGGCAAGGATATCCGCAAGGACCAGCTTATCCGGCTCTCGGAGGAACGCACCCGGCTGGCAATGGCCGATGCCATGCGCCGCGGCAGATACGAGATTTCCCCGCCCCACACGGCGCGGATTCCCAAGGAGAACGGCGAGTTCCGCACGGTGTACGTGAACGAGCCGATGGACCGCGTGGTGCTGAGCATCGCCAACGACCTCCTGTTCGAGCTGATGCCGGAGATGCTGCACCCCGCGTGCAAGTCCTACCAGACGGGTATCGGATGCGGCAGGGTCGTTACGGAAGTCAGCCGCCGGATGACAGAATCAGGCGGGGACGGCTGTCTGGGTTGGAAGTCCGACCTTTCCAAATACTTCGACAGCGTTCCGATACGGTTCATCGACGAGGCGTTCGACAAGGTGGAGGCCCGGCACGGTCACTCCGCCCTGATAGACGTACTCAGGAAGTATTACCACTCGGACATCTATTTCGATGAGGACAACAGGCTGCAAAGCACGTATCAGTCCTTGAAACAGGGTTGCGCCGTGGCAAGTTGGCTGGCCGACGTGCTGCTATACGACCTCGATGAGGAACTCTCGCAAATGGACGGCTACTATGTCCGCTACTCGGATGACATGCTCTTTGTCGGCGGGGATTACGAAAAGGCGATGGACACGCTCCAAAGGCGTCTGGCGGAGAAATCCATGAGTCTCAATCCCAAGAAAGTGGAATATCTGACAGCCGATGTCTGGTTCAAGTTTTTGGGGTTCAGCATCAAGGGCGGCATGATCTCGCTCTCGTCGTCCCGCATCAAGACTTTTCAGCACGAGATCGAGCGGCGTACGGTCCGCAGCAGGGATACGACCCTGACAAAAGCCGTGAATGCCGTGAACCGCTACCTGTACAAGGGAGAGTTCTGCTGGGCGACGCAGGTATTGCCGGTCTGCAATGTGAAGAGCGACCTCGACGAGTTGAACAAGTTCGTGATGGACTGCCTCCGAGCCGTAAGCACAGGCAGGCGGAAAGTGGGTGGACTGGGATATGTGAAGACGAAGAGCGACGGTTGTATCGTCCGGGGACAGGGACGTCACGTGAAGACCAACCGCACCAAGACGGGACATGACATTCCGGGCTACCTGACCATCGGCTGTATGCGCAACGCCCTTCTGACCAGCCGGGCGGCTTACGGCACATTGGCTGCATCGCTGTAGACCATACGCCGGGTACACGGCGGACAGACGGACGTGCGGGGCAGGATTTCAATGTTACAGGTCCGCATACCAGAACCATCGTGTATTCACCGGTCTATCAACCGGTGAATCCCATCCTGTTCTGGTTCGTACCTGTAAATATCAGATGGATAAAGGAATGTGCCGCCTGTCCGGCACCCGTCACGGAGCACATCGGGAAAGTTCGAGGAATAGATTTGAGCACCCCGCGTATCAGACATCTTCTTTCCGAGTCTGAAGGCGACGGATCATCGCCTTCGGACTCCGGCAGAAGACGCACACGCGGGCAACATCGGAAACATAAAGCCATGTGCCGGTATTATAAGAACTTTCATTTTTTCTTTCAGCACAGAAACATGGTTCGAGAGATTACGTTCAGCGTCCCGTGTCTGATAAGCCTCCGTCGCATCAATGCATCCCTGATGGGATTCTGTGATGCCACCGAGGCTTCCACACGGGAGACATCGGAGAAGTAAAGCCATGTGCCGGTATATTTTGAGAGCCATGCCCCGCACGGGAGGAACGGTCAAGGTCAGGATTTCAACGGTGCAGCTCTATAACTGCGGCCAGTTCCGCGCCTCCGGGCTATCACCCGGACGAGCGTCACGGGCCAGCAGCAAGAGCTGCTCGCATCAGACGGTTAAAGCCATGTGCCGGCCTGAATGAGACCGCCGACAACAACGGTAGCGCAACCGGGTATTGCACGGGGAACCGCGTTCAACCTACAGTGTGCATACGGTATCCTGAGCCTGGGACACTCCCAGCTTCAGGATACCGACACACTGTATTCATCGAGACGATATAGCCATGCGCCATCGGTTTGAGTGCAAATCATTTGAAACCTAATAGTGAATATGAATAGCATATACGAAGAAACCCTCCGCGCTGTTGAGAACGGTGCGGGCTTCAAGGTGGACTTCCGTCGCCGGAACCTGAAAATCGACGGCCGGTACGTCATCGAGAACGGCCGGTATGAAGGGGAACTGGGGGTACCGCCTTCGTCGGAGGACGAGTTCTTCTCGAACGTGGAAGAGTTGTACTGCCGCTACAAGCACTCCGTACCCTCGGAGCGCAGCGAGGGCAAGTCCCGCCGGTATTTCAGAGCCATGCCGGAAAAAGACCTCGATGACGATGACATGCTCTACGGCGAACGTCGGGACAAGGCGCAAGTCGCCTTGGAGCTATACCTTCTCTGTCAGATACTCCACGGCTTCAAATGGAATCCCGAGACGATGGGACGCTGGTTCTGGCAAAGCAGGACAGACAGAGATTTGGTAATACTCCGTGAGTGGATCGAACCAGAGAATAATCAATCAACGAACCATTTAACAATTTCAACATGAAGAAAAAACAATCAGAGAACATCTCGTGCCCTGTGTGCGGGACAGAACTTACAATCACGGGCGGGAAAGCCTCCGTTACGGAGGTCCCTCGGACGAAACTGCCCGGAACGGCGAAGGAACGCATCGAGGCGCTCCGGGCCATGGGTATGGACGTGAGCCACCTTTTCGCCATGCAGGGTGCCAACGGTGGCGAGTGCATCGCCTCCAACAAGGACGGCCATCTGACCATGCTCGATGATGACGACCCGCTTTTCAAGTTGATCACCGCCCAGGGCGATGTCCCGAACCGCCGCCTGTTCCGCCGCTGGATTATGGCGCAGATGTTCCATATGATGACGTGCACGGACTACCGCTCCGGCAAGCCGACAGGCGTGACGGAAATGATCCACCGTCTGGGCTATGAATACCAGTGGAGGATGCTGCTGGACGAGCTGCACGCACAGATGAAGATGGAGGAACGCGATCCCGAGAACTTCGCCGACCGCAACCGCTGGTTCAACGCCGGGGTGGTATACGCGATGGCAGAGGACTATGTGTGCCGGCTCAAAGCACGTATCGATTCCATGAAAGTCAAGAAATGCAAGGGCGTTCCCTACAAACGCGTCGGCAGCCGCAATGTCTTTGTGGAGGATATGGAGACCAAGATTTACCAACCGCTGCAAGCGGCTCTGTACGGTATCCGGAGAGCCAAGAACACCGTACAGTTGCACAGCGCCGCGAGGAAATTCAACGGGACACGCGTCAAGATGCCGTACGATACGCCCCAGTGCAAGGCGTGGGTCAATGCCTACAAGGGTGCCGGAGCGTTCTATACCGCACAGAATCTCATCCGTTTCCACGGCTGCACGGCCGTCAACGACAAGGGAAAACGTCTGGACAAGTACCAGTCGCTGGCATTCCTCACGGCAAAGGCCGAAGCCTACAAGGACGGCGAGGGATGGCGTATGCTGGCCGTGCTGAAGAAGCTGCTCGACGACAATGCCATCGACATCAGGAAGAAGATGGCTGAGTGGCGTAAAAAGTAGGACGCTCCGTCCGACCGCCTGGCAGGCGGCACGGTGTGAGGGGCCGGCAAGAATCAGTGCTCACTTCGGGACACGATGCTCAATCTCTGCTAACGTAAGATGAGCATCCTTCCCGAAGTGTCTACATCGAAAACGATAGAGAAATGCCCCGCGAAGGCAATCACGCCTCTATTCTAATCAAAATGACATAATCCTTTATACAATGAGCAAGAAACAACTACGACGCAGGGCATACCTGCTGCACCGGCTACGCAAACAGGGTATCCGGTGCCTGACTCGCTGCCGGACCATCTTCTATCCTTATGGGGAAGACCCGAAATCAGTGCCGTATATATGTATTCTGATCAGCGAGTTCCATTTCCAGGTTCAATTTGAAATACCCGCCTGACATGAAACCGGGAGACATCGCAACGCTGAAAGTGCCCTACAAAGGCTATCGCCGTATAGAACTACTGGAACGGCTCCGATACACCTGGCTGGTACGCATCTGTGAGAGCGGAAAGGAGATCGAAGTCTATGAAGACGAGTTCGAACTGGATTAACTGTTTACGGCAATGGAAGACGAAAGACAGGAAGAATGCATACCGAACTTCATCGGCAATGCCGTCATAATCCTCACAGCCAGCCATCTGGGTTGCGAGGTGGAGATGCTCGACACCGCACGGGAGGTATGGCGTACGAAACGTCTGCCCGAGGCGGTGCTGCTGGGCATGTATGAGAATGCCGCACGCAACGCCGTGGCGGCTGTTCAGAAGAGGGGTCTGGCAGAACAGGCGGACCGTCTCGGAGAGATATTTTACCGAACGAGAGAATTTCCCCCGCCGGAAGAGGATAACCCATAAAAACATCAGAACAACCAAGCCAATGAACCTGTATAATCAAACCGAATATAACGGGTACCACATCAACATCTACTATGATGATGACGCCCGAAGCCCGCGTGAAGCGTATGACAATCTCGGTACGCTTTATACGGCACACCGTCACTACCGGCCGGAAAAGGAGTTCGACGACCACTTCGATATCGACAAGGTTTTCGACGGACGTATCGGAGATTTCCGGGAATCGTTCCTGAAGGAATATATCGCCCTGCCGGTCTATCTCTACGACCACAGCGGCGTCACGATATCCACCTCGCGGTTCAGTTGTCCGTGGAATTCCGGATTCTTCGGCATCATCGCTGTGCCGCTGGACAAGGTACGCCGGGAATACGGGTGGAAGAATATCACCGCGGAACGCAGGAAGCGGATCGAGGGATACCTGCAAGGCGAAATCGAGACCCTCGACGACTACTATACCGGGGAGGTCTTCGGATACCGCATAACGCCAGAAGATGACGACACCGAAGAACTGGACAGCTGCTGGGGATTCTACGGCACGGACAGCCTGAAAGAGATGGAAGCCGAATGCAGACAGATCATCGACGGACTCAGCAGGGCGGCAGCATAGAACAGAAAAATACTCACGATAACTGAAAATACAATGAAAACATCATACGGATTTGAATTTAACACGGTAACAGAAATCGATCCCGAATGGAGCGATTATGACAAAAAAGTAGCGGAATGCCACCTCGCCAACGCCGGTGTGGTCATCGTGGATGCGGAATACGGGCAACCGATAGACAACGAGTACGACCTTGAAGAGATCTACCGGATTCTCGAAAAAGAGAAGAAGAACCGTCCTAAAAATGAATGATATGGAAGAAAAAAGAGATAACAGGGAAATCAGGGTACGCCTGCACCATATCGACCGTGGAAACTGTACGGAGGTGTGGGAGGTACAGACAGAGAAGGGCAAGCCCGGGCGTTGTCTGGGCCGCGATGACGGCTATGGACCGAAGGAGTGGTACACGCTCTGCGATGCTCCCTACGGCTATTGCGAACGCGACTGCCATGTGAGGGAGGATCTCACCCTCATTGTCTGCGACAAGAATTGGAACGAGGTGCTGCGCGACGGAACGGACAGGGAGCGTTTTCCCGAAAGTTTCCCCTCGCTGGACGAAGCCTGCAACGAGGCATGGAGCAAGGTCGTAAAAGGACTTCCGCATGTTACGCACAAAGGTTTCGGGCAGTGGATTACCAAACAGTCATTCCTCCCGCTCAGCCAGACCGAAGAATTGAATTGGCGGGATTGCTATCATGAGGAAGAAGCGAGCGAGATACTCTCGCGTTTTACATGGATCGGTGAAGAGTACGCCATATTCAAGGTTACCCAGCGGCACACCAAATGCGACGCCCGATGGTACGAATATTATGCCGGGAAGATGCACCGGCGGGAACACGAATGGTATGCCCGTTTCTTCGGCTACGAGTACCACGACCGGCATATCAGTGACGCGCTCGGGACACTCGGCAGGCGGTGCGATGACATTAACCGTTCAGCGGTGGAAACCCGTACGGATCACTACTACGGGCGCACTGTCTCCCATTTTATGGACGAGTTCATCGGCTACGACCTGTCGTATGAACAGGTTCTCGACGCCAAGGAATGCAGGCTGCGCAAGGCACGGGAGGATTATAACGAGGCGACCACCTACTATTACAAACTGAAAGAGAACGAGGAAAGCATCCGAGGTGCCGACGCGCTGCTCCTCCTCGTGAGGGAACAAATCCGAAAAGCGAAGAAATAATGTCCAGGGTTTTACATGTGGCCAAAGTATGGCAAATCGAGTATAGATATCCGGGATTGTACGGTTGTGACGGTCAGGATGTCTTTTATAACATTCTGGAGATGTTCGATGTCAGGAATTCGGCGGAAGACATCTACACGGATGATTTTGAGATAGAACGTTCCGAACTGCAACGGCTGCAACGGCATATCTCAGGGCGGGATGACACTTTCCGGCAGCATGCCGAAGCCTTCCACGCCGAGCTGGAGAAAATCGGGATGGATACGGACGGGTTCATCGCCGTACTGGACAACCTGATCAATGACAGCGACCAGAGCGATGCCTTTATCCATGTATCGTGGTTTTAGAAAAATAAATAAACTAAAATATGGAAAACGAAAAAACAATCAGACCGGATGTAAATGCCGAAGCGACCGAAATGCTTGATTACATCACGGACCAGTTAGAACGGAATGGTGGAGAATGGGACCTGACCGATGATACAGGCACGCCTGTTATCTTCGACGCGGAAAAGACTGTGTATATTCCGGATATCATGCTCTCGAAAGATGGCACGCCTTGCGCGGTAATTCCGCTGGGATATTTCGAAGATGACACGATTTGCGCCATCGTGGATACGATTTCCTTGTAATGTTCTATGACTATGCGACCGCAAGGAAACGGACTGGTAAGTCTCCACGATGAGAACCGCCGGGAACGGGGCTTCTGCTGCATGAAACTGATCGTATTTCTCACGGAGGACGGCGTGGCGGGCTGGGACGAATGGCACGGTGCACATCTCGATGCCGCCCGTGGCGAATGCAAATACCGGGCGCAATGCCCTATATACGAACGAAGTAAAAACAGCCATCAATGAAAATGAAATCAGATAAGGAAACGACCACCGACAATAAGGCATTCCTCCAAAACAGCAATGACCTTTTTGAAAAAATGACGGCATACATGCCGCGATGCTATTTCCCGACCGCGTTGGGGAAAGATGCTCTTCTCGAATTTACCGGCAAGGAGTTTCGCCGCGTCAGGGATATCATCTGCCGTGAGTGCCGCTTCGATGAGACGGGGTGCATCGAAAGGAATGCAGGAGTATCTCCGTTCGAGCTTGTTCGAGACCTCTTCGAACAGGAAGTGCACAGGCGTATCCGTAAGGATTACACGCAGCTCAGTGTCATCTCCATCAGGGAATCGCTTATAGAGAAGATCCGCCGCGCCGTGGAAAAGGAGAACAACATCATCGGCACGTTCTACCAGAACCGCGGAGCACATTACAGGGACGCAGAATTTCCGGAGTATGACACCTCCCCGATCGTGGTGATCCATAATTCCGAGTTTTACGGTTACGGCGGCTACGAAAGTGCTACCGTCTACGAATTCTTCATCGACAAGGCCGACAGGCTGCTCTGCACGCTCAACGGTGAAGCCGGCGAGGACTTCGACGAACCCGTCGAGCATGTACAAATCGAAGGGCTGTTCGAGATTGTCCACTGGCTCGAAGAATACGGTTTTATCCCGGACGATGCCGATGGGATTACCGTATGCGACGAGTGCGGTTCAACCGACATCCAGACGCAGGCATGGGTAGACCCTAACACTCGTCTATTCATCGGTGCCACGGGCATCGACCGCGACGACAACTGGTGCGACGAATGTGAAGAACACCTCCCGTTCTGCTCCCGGAAAGAGTTCAAGGAACGTATGCAGAACTGGTGGGAAGGACTTGAATCTTCGGAAATGGAGCGTATCGCAGGACTTCCTCAGTCCCAAACCTCCTCCGCGAACCGTTCTCGGAAGGTTACGGAGACCTGCAATAAATGGTGGAACGGAAAAAGCTACGATGAGAAAAGAGTGATCTGGAAGGAGCATAATAACGACGAGTAACCATGTTATATAACCTGCTTAAAGATATTCGCCGGCAACTGGGAGCGAAAACACCTTTAACTGCGGAAGAACAGTGCCTGCTTGAGCGGATAGACCATGCTGTTCCGCATATCCGCAGGGACGGAGATGCAGAATGGTTACAACCCGGCGAGGTACTGGTGCGCGTCTGTCCGGATACAGGTCGTCCCGTACTGGTGTGCCACGACGGCGAGGGACAATGTACATGCCTGCACAACGAGACCGTCGCGGAGGATGCCGCAGATGTGAGGCTATGGCTCTCGTCCCTCGGCAGGGAGTGCAACGGCAACCGCAAACTGTTAGAAGCGGTTGTGGACCTTGCCTACAATGCCGGTTATGTAAGCAATTTTATTATGTAA